CGAGCAGTAGATAGAGTGACTTCTAAGCAAGCAGACACTGATCCTAAGTATGCTAAGAAAAATCAAGATACTGCTAATGCCTCGTGGGAAAGATTGAAAGATAAAGATTAACCTGTGTTAAGGCACATTATGACACGCTCAAGAAGGAAGGCTACACCGTAGAACAACTTCGTGACATCGGTCGCATTGCTAGTGTTATGAATAGTGTTGCTAAGGTATTAAATAGCTAACTTATTTTTATACAATCGACTGTATCAATAAATACTAGGAATTTTTAATAAAGGTTAGTATGAAATTGAACAGTCGATTTTCTTTTGGAGTTAACATCTCGTGGCGAAAGTAGTATTTTGGTCTGCCCTGCAAAATAGTTTTTTGTTAGCGCAGAGATATATTGGCCCCTACCAATTAGCACATTGGCTTAGAAAGCATGGGTATTCAACACAAGTCATTGACTTTGTTGTAAAAGGATCCCAGGCCAAATATAAAGTTAGTACACTATGGAACTTAACTGAAAAGTTTGTTTCTGACGAAACGCTAGTGCTTGGTGTTAGCTCAACATTCTTTATGAAGCGTGAGTTTCCTGATAACATTGCTAAGGTACTTAAAAAGGTTAGAAAGAAATATCCCAATATAAAACTTGTGCTTGGTGGAAATAAAGCTGAAACATACAGCCCAGAGATTACAGCATTGTTTGATTGTGTTGTAGTCGGACTAGCAGAAGACATACTACTAGAGCTTGTTGAATTTTGTGACACTGGTACAGGCGAACCTAAGGGCGTTAGAGAGTTACCACATAAGGTAAAGTTCTATAGAGAATCTAATCAAACAAGATTCAACATTGAAGAGTGTGATCATAAATGGGCAGACAACGATTTGATCATGCCAGGTGAAACTCTACCTCTTGAAATTAGTAGAGGGTGTATCTTTAAATGTAAGTTCTGTCAGTATCCGTTATTAGGCCGTAGTAAAAATGACTACACAAGAAAGATGGAACACATCCGGGCTGAACTAGTAGATAACTACGAACGCTTTGGAACTACAAACTATTATTTGCTAGATGATACATTTAACGATACGGTTGATAAAGTAAAATCATTCTATGAAATGACGCAGACCCTGCCATTTCAAATTAGGTATGCTACATACTTACGAGCAGACTTGTTACATCGTTTTCCTGAAACTATTCAGATGCTAAAGGATTCAGGACTCCGTGGCGCACACTTTGGTATTGAAACCTTCCATCCTGAGATGAGTAAACTTATCGGTAAAGGCTGGAGTGGCAAACACGCAAAAGAATGGCTACCTTGGTTAATACATGAAGCGTGGAATGATGAAGTTGTAATTCATATTAGTATGATTGTAGGACTTGCTAGAGAAGACGGTGTAACTGAAACTGTTGAAGACTTACAAGAATCATCAAAGTGGTTCTTAGAAAATAAGATCGGGTCTTGGAACTTCAAACCACTAGGTATTGAAAAATATGACGGCCGTGCATTTAGTAGTGAGTTTAGTCTTAACGCAGACAAATACGGGTATTATCATCCTGATGATGAACGGTACGGTTACTGGCAACACAAAGCAACTAGATGGACATACGACAATGCTACTTACATTGCCAAGGACATTTTAAATAAACAACGCCGTGGATTAAAATGGGATAGCTGGGGTGCTATTAGCATGATGACATTGGGATACGAATGGGATCATGTTAGAACAGCAAAGAGATCTAGCTTCAGTAAGGACGAAATGCGTGAGCGGGCAACTATTTGGTTTAAAACTTATTACCAACGATTACTAGACCTATGATTTATATTGTTGCGTTCATAGCGTGGACTTTAATGCTGTATGTAAATCATAGGCTAGCTCATATGTTGCCCTATGTGAGAAACATACATGCTGACCACCATAAACAAGTTATACAAGAATCAGTAGGCTGGAACTGGAAAACTTTATTCTTGTATGTTGATACTGTTAAGAGTACAGCTGATCAATGGATAACTGAAGTTATTCCTACACTATTGTTTTGCTGGCTAACTGGACACTGGTGGATTGCAGTATTTTATTATGTGTGGGCTGCATTAATACAAGAAGCTATTGAGCACAATAAACATTTTAACATATACCCTTGGCTAACTAGTGGTAAGTGGCACTTATTACACCACTCTAACTCAAAAGTAAATTACGGAGTATTTACTCCAGCATGGGATATATTATTCAAGACTTATAAGAGTTTTTGAGAATTGATAATTGTCACCGTCTTGATATATAAAGTCAAAAGTATCTTTATAACGCAATAGGCCAGGAAGTGATGGGTACTTTGTTTTATACTTAAAGTAATCTGCATCATTAGTTACATCAAAAATCTTTTTCTTCATCACACGCTTATAATCACTCCAGCTAGTTCCTTCAAAGTAGTGACCTTCAGTTAGACTCCATATTTGGAATTCTTCTGTATTAAAGAAATGTACTAGGTTGTTGATTAAGCTGTTGCCTACAGGATTGTCTTTTGCGTGACTAGCGATTCTAAAATTAACTGCTTGCCATTTAAGATTAAAATTAAGATACCAAAATAAGTCGTGACTTGTTTTAATTTCAATTGGACTCTTCTCTAACATAGCGTCAATTAGGTTTCTAACTTCTGTTGTTTCTGCGCTATCACGGTTTCTAACAAACCATTCTATGCCACGCTGGCGCCAATCCTCGTGTACCACACTAAAGTCATTATAGTAGTCTACACAACTTTTCATAGTTAAGCTGCCAACTAGGTTATCAGCCATTTCACCTGTAATGATAGTAGGATATAGATGCGGGTTATCTAATACACGATCTGATTGAACAACACAATTAAAGAATCCTTTCTTAATAATGTTGTTATACATATTAGGATTTTCTCTAATGCTATCTGCGTTCAGGGCAATACATAATCTACCTTCACTAGATAACCGTTGAGCAATACCAGTTTCAAGCATTAGACAAAATATATAAGTGCTGTCAATGCCGCCACTCCAAAGGATTGTTATTAGCCCTTCTCGATTAGTAATTTCTGTTATTCTATTAGCAGACGCTTGATAAAAATCAACAGCGTGTAGATTGTAAGGCATTGGAAACAAGACTTTACAATTAAGATCAGGCCAGTTCAATCCTGTACGATCCATTACACTAATTAGTGGGTTGACAGACTTTTGCATTCCATTCATTGTGTGCAATGCAATTGGGTGATAATATACTAAGTTCATAACAGTATATTAGTAAAGAACAAGCGTTCCATATTTTTCTTTGCCTGTGCAAAGTCTTCGTCAGTATTACAAGTTAAACATTCGTCAATGGTCTTGCGTTTAATACTATCTAAGTGCTTCATGACTTGTATTTTGTTTTCAAAGGTAATTGAAGCATCAGCTGGAGATTCTCCAGCGATAACTTTCTTGTCTACAAGATAGTTGTAGAAATCAATAATGTTAAAGTTAGCATTACCTAATCCTTGATTCTGATGTGCAATTTCTAAACGGTAATACAACTCTTGTAGCAATACAATTCGTTTCTTTAACTTAGTAGCAAGGTCTGCAACATCTTGATCAATCCATGCGTCTTCGTTGATACTGACGCTTGTCCAACTAGATGTTTTTAGTTGGAAGGGGAATCTAGTTTCTGCTAGTCCGCCGTGGGTTCTAATATGCAACCAAGGCATGTCAGTAATTGCCCACAACATAACATCTTTAATATTAGACTCACCTACAACCCAATTTTCTGGATTAACTATTAGTGTTCGCCATTGCATTTTTACGACCTTCAAATATTTTAGTTCTACTTTCTTTAGTAGCAATTAGGGGAACAAAGATAAGACTCATGTCCCATTCTGCAGGGTTGCCGCTAGTAGTTGTACCAAAGTCGTATGCGGCTGCTTTAGCATGATGATTGTTATGCCATCCCTGTCCCCATGTAATCCATGCTAGGAAAGGTATGTTTCTACTCCAATCTTTAGTATCAAAATTTCTGTAACCAAATCCTAGTCTGTGGCAAAACACATTGATATTGCTTTCTTGGTATAGGCTAATTGCCGCTGGAATCATAAATCCAAATAGCAACAGTTGCCAGCTGAATAATCCTACAACAATATAAGTGCCTATGATGATATAATTGTAATGCTTGGCAAACCACATGTGCATTGGATCTCTTATAAGGTCAATAGCATACTTAGGATTAAAGTATTTGTCCCAATCTCTTAACCACAAGTGCCAAGAGTACAGCGTACCGTGGAGCGGACTATGTGCATCTTTCTCAGTATCAGCATATCTATGGTGACTGCCACGGTGAATAGCAGCCCACCCCAGTGGACTACCTTGTAAACTTAAACAGCTAATCCAAAGTAGAATAGGTTTGAGACCTGGGCGGATTTCTACAGCCCTGTGTGATACTAGACGATGTAGCACAACAGCAACTCCTAGCCCTTCAATAATAACCCAACCAAAAAATACCTGTAGTGCATTGACCCATGTGAAGTCAAAGAAGCACAAGTATAGTGCTAAACCAATCCATGCAACAGCATGGACAGGATAAAGAATGTTGTATAAAAATGTATTTTTCATGATGTACATAAGCTCTTAGAGACATACATACTTATCGTGATATCGTAGGGAAACATCTTCCTTCCGGTTATGTCCAAAAGGTCTAACTTCTCCGGAGGCTGATTAGCAGGAACTACCGCATAGGTAAAGTGATGGTACTTCTCTCGTAAGTGTTTGAACAATCGTTGCCACACACTGAATCTCTTGTTAGCAGACACTACATACCAATGGAAGTAGCCTTTGCGTTCTTGCTCGGCAATCACATAATCGATTAAGTCTTTAATTGCAGACACGCTACTAATACATTCTGGACGGGTTACAATGAAACTTAGAATCCAACTAGGTGTTAAGTTTAAAGCTCTAGTACCAATGGCAGCAACCATTTGTCCATCTACAAAATATCCGTAACTTGAAAATAACTGTGAGCCACGGACATCACTGGGTAGTACATACAAGTGAAAGATCGTATCGTTACCGATACCTGCAAAGTCTGCATAGCCCTCTCTATTTGCAGAGGTCTTGTCTTTAGCCATAGCAGATAGTTCTGCTAGATCTTCTTGTATTAATTTTCTTATATGTACTTCCACTGTCCGCCTCCGTGTTCTAATGCTGTGATCAATTCGTTATAGCCAACATAACAAGATCTAGGTGGCCCTATGACCTGTTGATCAATGTCTGCTTGACTATTTTCCCATTCGTTGTAGATCTTTTCTACACCCCAAGTCTTAGGCCGATTAGGTACATTGCCAAAACCGCCTTCTGTGTAGACTGCATACTTAGAGCTGTTCCATGCTAGTTTACCGATTAACTCATTATTTGCTAGTTTCTTAATTGTAGGTAATTGTAAGAAAGATAGCATAAGCTCAGGACTCCAAGTATAGAAATTATTCAGTGCAGGTATACTGTCAATAGATGCATACCTCCGCCAGCACATGTCTTGATCTTCTTTTTTAACAAAACACCATTCTATCTCCGGAGCAACATCTCTGCGTAATTCAATTTCGTCAACGCTAATATGTGGAACACTTAAAGTTTTACAAGCATCTATGTGTATCGCTTGATACAAGGAATAAATCTGATACTGTTCAACTGTTGCCATTAGCCTAGTGCTAATGAACTCTAAAGGATCAAAGTCGATAACAATCGGCTTAATACCTAGTCGTGTACATTTTGCTTCTGCGTAATCTGCATCAAAACTGTTTAACCCGTTAGGAAATTTAATAATAAAAATTCCTGGTGTTATACCCGCGGACATAAAACTGTCCAAACATATATTACTATCGAGTCCACCTGTTAGTCCTATATGAATGTCTGGGTATGTTTGATGTATTTCTTTTGCGGCAATAATACACTCTTCTTTAAATGATAACGGGGCTCTGTTTATTGAGCCGATGCTAAAATTTAAAATGTCATATTCATTAGTCCTAGTCAAACAACTAGGATCATTGTTGTACCAATAGTTAATATGATTGTTTTTTGAAAATATCATAACTTAAATTGTAGCATATTATTCTGCCAAACACTAGCGCCTTGGCTAGTTAGGTAGTGTAGCGCAACTACTTGTTTACAACTATGTGGAACAGGATCTAGCTTTCCGCATACATTATACCAATCTGGCTCTAATGTAAAATCAACATGAGCATTAACCTTGAGCAAGTTAAGGTATTGCTCAAACCCCTTGATGTTACTTTCTCTACTGATGAATAAGCAGTCTAATCCTAATTGCCTTGCTACCGCTAGTTGGATAGGCATACAAAATGTAGAATTTAAAAATTTATCACCGCCTGTAAATTTGCTCAACCCTTTCAATCGGTAGTCTGGGTGGTACCACATTCTCGCACTGCAACGGGCAATACCATTCCCCCACTTGCTAGGAATAACTTGTAGGCCACTAAAACATACAATCTTGTCATCCTTGATCACAACAGGTAAACTTGCAAATTGAGTGGGGTCTAGCCCTGTATAGTTTGCTTTTAACGGGTCGTCTGTTTGCTCTAATACTTTAAAGAAATCTGCCCACAAATAGTCGTAGTCGCGGTTTTTTGCTGTATCAACGACTAAAAAAGAATCGGCATTTTTCATAGTTTTACTTACCTTTTTACTGCTGAAGGATAAATAAAAGTAATAAACATTGTTCGGAAACGAATAGGAGAACAAATTATGGCATTTAAATATTCTGCTGTTACAGTAAAAACAGACCCAAGCACACAGTGGTTCCAAAATGCGAACCCAACATCGTTCAACGCAATTAAAGCGTTCTTCCAAGCTCAACCTGGCTTTGTAAGCGGTTCTTGGACTGTTAACCCAGATAACGCATCTGAGTTTCTTACAGAACACACTTGGACAAACAAAGCTGCATGGGTGGCCGCAGCTACCGCTGCTTTAGAAACTACAGAAATGAAACAGTTTCTACAACACGCAGTTAGTGCTGGCGAACAAGTTACTAAAACATTTGCTGAAGTTTAAGTTAAACTAACACAGTATAGGGCTCTTTGGGCCCTATTCTTTTGACCATAATTTCTATATGTGTTATACTAGGAAGAGTAAATATGACACATTAAAAGGTTAATAATGAGTTTTGAGTATACAAAAGACAACCATCTAAAATGGGGGTGGGGCGACGAATGGTTCAACCCTATGATCCCCGAATCAAAATTTAAAATGTCAGTCGGGCAGGTTTCCAGAGAAGTAGGGTCGTTTAGGCACGAGTGTATAGATGTAGCTAGAAAGATTGCAGAAGCCGCAACAAAACCTATTGTAGTAAGTTTTAGTGGCGGCACTGACAGTCAAGCAATTTGCCTAGCATTTAAAGAAGCAGGTGTAGAGTTTACGACAATAATTGCATCATTGTACGATTCAACTGGTGCTATTATCAACAGCCAAGATACTAAAAAAGCATATCAATTTTGTATTGATCATAACATAGGCTGGGAAGAACATAAGATTTACCTCGCTAATTTTTATAAAACAAAGGGTGTACAGTATGCTAAACAGTACGGCTTTTGGAATGTAGAATCTATTATACATACCGATATTATCGATAAGTTAGGCAATGATGCTTGTTATGTATCAGGCGAGGGATCAATCAATGTAATGCCGTATAATAATACAGCAACACCTGATCTAGAACTTCCACTGATGACCAACGGTTTAACTGTACCAGTGTGGTGGCAGAATCCACAACCAATTATGCAACACTTGATTGCAAACAACTATGAAGGTACTACTAGCTTTTTGTTATACACCCCAGAAATTCTTTTAGCAATGTTTGACCACCCAGTTATCAGTGCGTTCTTAAATGCCCATGATCAATTGTATAGTGTGTATTGTGACTGGACTAAAAATCCAAAAGCAAGATGGAAACTGTTTGAGTTTTTCTACAAGCCAATGGTTGTAGTTTCAAGCTGGCCCGAGATAGTGCAAGGGCGTAAGTATACAGGATTTGAAAAAGCGTGGCTTGATCCGGCGGGTGCTATACAGATGACAAACTATACTAAGTTAGTTAAGAAGAACAGTAATGCTCAGTACAAGACGCAGGCAGTAGTAACACCCATACATGATCTAGTAAAACACCTTCGCGGGGAAATAACTTTAGATTTTGTTTCGACAAAGGTTTTAAGATGAGTGATAAGTTTGTTTGGTTATGTAGAAATAATGTAAGCTATCCGTTAGATTCATTTAGGCACGGATATGCTAAACAACAAGGCAACTGGGACTTCTTAGTTGATAGATTTAATTTGTTAGAAGTTCCAGATGTGTACGACTGTACAAATATTGTTAAGGCACCTGTATATAATTTAGAAAATTTAACATCTGACTGGGAAGATCGTTTTTATTCTATATGCGATCAAGTTGCTGAAGATGTTTACCTAACAGCGGGTGATAGAAAGATCACCATGATGTACAGCGGTGGTGTTGACAGCGTTTGTATCTTAGTAGCACTTATGAAGAATTCTAAGTTTAAAGAATTCCTTGATGCTGGAAAATTTGAAGTTTCATTAACTTCATTAAGCATTGATGAGTATCCATTATTCTTCTGGAACTTTATTCAAGAAAATAAAATCCCATTAGTACCAATGAACTATGATGTACACATGAACGAAGACTCGTTAGTCATCACAGGTGAACTTGGAGACTACTTAATTGGCTCAAATGAGTTAATGTCTATTACCAAAGGTACTGAAGCAGGTAATGCTAAGTGGCCTGTATTCCGTTCGTTCATCGGAAGGAACGATCCTAACGGTGAGGTAGTTAGAGCATATACTACTCTAATTAATAAAGCACCATTCCCATTAGAAACAGCACATCAAATACAATGGTGGTTTAATAATGCAATGTGTATTCAAGCAGACCTTGTTAAGCCCTATGTGTGGTCAAGAATTACTGATCTAAGTACATTGCCAACTAATGATAAAATGTATAGGTTCTTCTATCACGATTTGTTTATGACATTTAGTTTTGAATATATGAGTACTCGCCCGTTGTTTAATAAAACGGATGATGTAAGATTATGGCCCAAGAAGTATGTTATTAATTTTACAGGCGATGAAAATTTCTTAAACAAGAAGAAGACATGGAGCCAACGACTATCGATGCGTATGATTTACAAAACAGAAATTAGAGAAGACCTATCTTGGGACTTTAATGCAAAGGTTTATAAAAATGGCGGCAATTGAATATAACTTAAGAATGTTAGTTAACCAAGAAGACAATCAAGTTGTCTGGTTAACTAATAGAGAAGGGCCTGCATACATTCCAAAAATTGGAATTGGATTTGACTACATTCCTTACATAGGCACTAGCCCTGTAGCAATCATGAAAGAGTATCGTCATGGTAGGCTTTCTTGGGTAGACGGTCGATTTGAATCTTGTGATTTTTCTGATACTATTGCACGGACATTAATGTTGCGTATGAAGTGCTTGTCACTGAGATATGTAGACTACAGAATTAATACCCTATCTGAAAATTTTCTCGAACTTGATCGTGTGTACAATGCTTTCAGAGTTCATGCTAAACAAGATCAAGATGATACACAATTAGCCAAAACGCTAAGTCGAATTCATCAATGCTCTCTTGAAAATGCTTCTAGACTAATTCGATTTAAAACAGCTGAATACGAAAATATTATAACAGAATTTGAATCAGTTAGGTACGAGCATTCTATTGAGCTTAGACGAGCTAATACACTTGACGAAGTATTTGATGCCCACAGACGCATTGGTATTAAACTCCTACATCACCCAGGCGTTGCTGATCGAGAGATCCGCACCATGAAGACGAAGTTCTCTACTCTAAACGATTAAATATGCTTGACATTGAAACAAGTAGACTGTATTATCTACAATAATAAGGATATATAATGACCCTAAAAGAACAATTTGAACAAAACGGATGGGTAGGTCCCATCGAAATTATGAGCCGTGAAGAAGCACTAGAAATGAAGAAACTAGTGTTAGAAGCCGAAGAAAAGATTAACTTGATGAACAGTGATTATCGCTGTAAGAGCAATGTGCTATTCCCATTTGTTGATAGGATTAGCCGTAGCCCAAAACTAATTGAAGCACTGACACAACTCATTGGACCTAACATTCACTGCTGGGACACACTATTCTGGGTTAAGAAACCAGGAGACGGTAAGGATGTTAGCTTCCATCAAGATGCAACTTATTGGAACTATGATAAGAAACATCTTTCAGTAACGGCATGGTTTGCATTTGATGATGTTACTGAAGAACACGGTAGCATTGAATATGTACAAGGTAGCCATAAAGTATTCCAACGCCGCCACAAGGATGTTAGAACTGATACTAACTTACTAATGCGTGGCCAAACAGTAGACGAAGATCTACCCAAAGAGCGTGTCAAAACTAGAGTGCCAGCCGGACATGTATTACTTCATAGTCCTTACATTATTCATGGTTCTGGGCCTAATCAAGCATCAACTCCTCGTGTTGCAATGGGTATGATTCTTGCAAGTACAGAATGCAAACCTATTTTAAATATTGCTCCAGAGTCTACCGTTATGGTTGCAGGCGTAGATGAATACAATTATATGCTACACGATCCTGCTCCAACTGGTGATTGGGAAGTTGACAAAGTTAACTGGCGCAAGGCATATGATCGTCAGCATGACAACTACTACAAGATGGAGCAAACCCCCGCTTCCAACCCTTATGCAAAAATGGAAGAAAGGGTATAAGAATGTTTTTTAAAGATTGGCGATTATGTGATATCTCGTCAGTTGACTTAGGCTTAGACAAAAACTACATTTACTGGATCCATGCGAGAGCATGGGCCATGAAGGGATATTTAGGCGGTACACATTCCTGGATGACTGTTTGGTCTAACAAACTCAACAAATGGCTTGTGATTGAAAACACAGATGCTGAAACAGTAGATATACAGAATGGAAACATTCTACACTCCAATGTTCAGGGTTGGCTTGAGAAAGGGCCGTTTGTTACAGACAGAGATCCTACACAAAAATGGTTTGGTGGAATGCCAATCATTATCGGAAAACAAATTAATCCAGGTATTGATATCGATGACATTGTTAATGCTTGCGTTAACTATCCTGTTACAGAATTTAAATTGCTAACACAAAATTGCAATACTTTCAGTTCTTATCTTATCTTAGCGTTTAACTTAGACTTCAAGAGACCATTGCGTTCTGTTGGATTTAGAAATCAAGAATGGTGGAAGAGTACGCATGGATTTGAAATTTGATTACACAGAGAACAACCATTTTAAATGGGGGTTTGGAGATGACGGTTGGTACAATGACGCTGACAGAAGCGGCAAGTTTAGACTACACTTAGGTTACTGTACTAGACCGGTTGAATCATTTCGAGAAGAGTGTATTCATGCAGCTAGACTTATAGGACAAAAGGCAACAAAGCCTATTGTCGTGGGACTCAGCGGAGGTAGTGATAGTCAAATGGCCTGCTTGTCATTTAGAGAAGCAGGCATTCCATTCAGTGTTGTTATTGCTAGGCTTAGGAACAATAACAATGATATTATCAATCAACACGACATTGCTACGGCTTATAAGTTCTGTGAAACATATAACATTAGCTATCATAACTTTGATCTTAATCTAGATTACTATTACAGAACTATTGGTCGAGAGTATGCTAGTTACTATGGTTTCACTGGACAACAAACTATTGTACAATGTGCTGTCATGGACTACATCGGATCTAAGCATTGTTATATAATGGCAGGTGGCGATCCAATGATGACTTTATATCATCCAGTACTTACTCCTGGACAAGATATGTCTAACATGACTCCTGTTGCTGGAAACTTCTATGGACCAGTGTGGTGGCAAACTCCTCAGCCAGTGATGCGGCACATGATGGAAATGGGGTACGAAGGTACTAGTAAATTTTATTTGTATACCCCTGAATTAATTGCGTCATTCTTAACAGATCCAATTTGCAAATATTTTTATGCGTCACAGACTACAATGTACGAATCATTCATGGTTTGGCAAAAGAAGAACTTTTGGACATTATTCCATATGATGTTTAAACCTCTTCTTACTAACAAGCATTGGCCCGAAATTATTCAAAATAGAAAGTTAACCGGATTTGAAGAAATTGATAAGGAACCAGACTTACAGAGATACTATCAATATCTGTTAAGAGACGCAGCTGATGGTAAAGGTTCTGGCTGTGTCATACCAATTTTAATGTCCGATCTAATCGAATACATTACTACTCCGCACACTCATGCGCTAGAATCAATCCCACTTGCAGATCCTGCGCCTATACAATTAACACAAGAATTCAAAGATCGTCTTGACGACGAACAGCACCTAATAAATAGATAACTTTTAAAGAACGCACATCATGGAATTAAAATTCGACTATACAGAAGGCAACCATTTTAAATGGGGATGGGGAGTGGATCCATACGAGGACCATGTATCTAACCAAGACGAATGGTACAATGACCCAGATCCTTCGAGAACATTTAAATTGCAATTAGGACATACTACTCGCGAAGTTAAATCATTCCGTGAAGAATGTATTCATGCCGCTAGTCTAATCGCTAATAAAGCAACAAAACCGATCATTGTTGGCCTCAGCGGTGGTAGTGATAGCCAAATGGTTTGTTTGAGCCTCATGGAAGCAAAAGTCCCATTTAAGGTTGTTATTGTTCATATGTTTGATGTTGCTAACGAACTGATCAACGAGCATGATATTAAAACAGCTTATGAGTTTTGCCGCAGATACGGAATCGAAAGCATTCAATTTACAATTAATTTAGATGCATATTATCGCGGGCTTGCACAGCGTTACGCAGGAAAATACGGGTTTACAAACTTAGCTACCTTAGTACAATGTGCTACAATGGACTTTGTTGGTCAGGATTTTTGCTACATCATGGGCGGGGGTGACCCAATGATGCAACCAATTAGCCCAGATTATGTTTCTAAGCGTTTACCACGGATGGCTAACGGAGCAACAGTACCTGTATGGATCCAAACACCACAACCTATTATGCGACACATGATGGAACAAGGCTACGAAGGTACTAGTAAGTATTTCTTGTATACTCCAGAACTAACTGTGTCATATCTTACAGACGATGTTTGTCAACGCTTTTATGCAGTACAAGAGCAAATTTATGAAGTGTTCTGTAACAACATCAAGCACCCGTACCGCTGGTGGAGTTTGTTTCAACAGTTCTACAAACCTATGATGACTGTTAAGAACTGGCCTGAGATTATCCAAGCTAGAAAGTATACTGGTTTTGAAGAAATTTACGATGATGTTAAAACACGCAAGGGCATTTACTATAAAATGATCCAAAAGGCTGCACAAGGAAGTTCTGACAGTCAAGCCGTGGTACTGACAATTCCGGAACTAGTAAGTTACCTAACCACTCCGCATGAAAACGCATTAATTGCCTACCAAACAAATACTGGGGCACAAGTTAAAGCAATTCCGTCAAGAATTGGTCGTTCATGATCAAAGTATTAGATAGTATAAGTTCTTCTGCTATCTTAACAAAGTACACTGATCTTGAATTAGATATACAATGGACTGACTATGGCCACAAGGGTAAACAATGTGGCCTTCAGTTTAAACTAGGTGAAGATGCGTGGACGAGTGCGGTCGGCAGAAGTAAGGGCAACGAAACTAGTTACACTGAGCTAAATCCTTTCTTTAAGGGCACAGTCTTTGAAGAGCTAATCACTAAGTACCGGCTGCTAAGAACAAGACTCATGTGGGTTGGCCCTTATGCTTGTTACAGTATGCACAGGGATGAAACACCAAGGGTTCACATTCCGTTAGTGACCAACCCTAACTGTTACTTTGTGTTTAAGGATTCCGCACCACAACACTTGAGTGTTGACTCAGTTTACTGGACTGACACACGCAAACTACATACTTTCATGAATTGTTCCGAGCAGGCCCGCTTGCACCTAGTCGGTGTAGTAGAAAGTTAACATTTTTCAAAAAGTGGCAAAAAAGCCACATTATCACACCGGTCTTGACACAACGACATATATACAGTACAATAGAGACTAGTTAGATAGTTGGTGTAAATCTTTTTGCCAAAAATGCAAAACCAGGTTGACAACAGAACTAAATAACTGTACAATAGAAACAAGTTAGCAAACAATGTAACTTTCAAAGCGTTGTAAAAATACAACAAAAGAATTTTCCAAAAGTTGTTGACAGGAGCACCGGAAGGTGCTACAATAGAGACTAGTTAGCAAGCAATGGTGCTTGTTAGCAACAAAGGATTTAAAGAGAAACTAAAATGCAATCATTTAATAGACAACATTTTAATACGATAGCCAAACAGGCAGGCGTGATGCCCACCTCTTGGTTAGCGATTAATAGTCTGTCATATGATCGCACACCAGAGGGGATTACCCCGGGGTCCAGTGGAGGATCGTGTAACTAAACACTACACAATTTTACCCAAAGGACCCCAGGACTAAACACCCTGGGGTTTTGCTTTTAAGACTTTCGAAAAAGTGTGTATAGGAAACGAGATCCTAGCCCGCACTTAAAACATGGGCAAATGGGCGGCCTGTAGGATGAAGCTCCTTTTGTGGGGTGAAAAATTACAGCGTATTAAAGTATACTTTATTCGTATATGGCTCCACGCCGTATATGGAGGTTAAGGTTACCTACACCGTTAGGGCTCTGGGAAGATTGTAGTATCGACGGATACTAGTCTAGTCCAGGTCATGAAGCCGAGCAGAAATGCTCAGAGAAGCGGCGGAGTATGTAGGCAGTAATGATGAAGGCAGACGATCTAGCAGACGGTGCTAGCGCCTAGTCCGGAATTCCTTAATCAAGTGTACTTTAATACACACATTCTAAAGAGTGTGTTATGGATCTTGTTCCCCATCGCCGGCTGTAACCCGGTGGCCATTGTTAAGTGGGGTGGCTGGCAAGTAGTTCGATTCTATCAAGGTCCACCAAAATTCTATTCCGTGAAATCCAAGCATGGTGCAAGGACCTGACTGTTAATCAGTGATTAGGTGAGTTCGATCCTCACACACGGAGCCAATTACAAGTTGTTGATAAAGCGTAAGGCTTTGTTGACATCTGTGAAGTATTGCAGTTCAAAGTAAGTGTTATCATATACATCTTGTACCATGACACAGCACACACCTTCGTACAAGCAAAGATGAAAGTATAATCCCTGTGGGGTTATGTGATTATAAGTCTTCACACAAATATTTATTCCCGGATTGTGTAATGGTAGCACAACAGACTTTGACTCTGTTAGTCTAGGTTCGATCCCTAGTCCGGGTGCCAGTTTAAGGATACTAACAGCAAATCTTAATCAACTTTCAAATGGTGAAAAAGAATGTATCCTGTTTATTATATCGCGGTGGACTTCTGGGTTAGGTCATCAGGCTTTCAACTTGACTAGGCGGGTTCGATTCCCGTCCGCGATACCAACTATGCTACCCCTGCCTCATAGAGGCAGGATGTGTAGACTTATATGCCACGGTAGTTCTCTGGGAGGGCAACGGATTGTCTATCCGACTAAGGCGAGTTCGATTCTCGTCCGTGGCGCCAATTTGCCGCTTTAGCTGATGTGGTCATAGCACCGGTTTGAAGCACCGTGGAACTAGGTTCGATCCCTAGAGGCGGCACCAGGGCAAATAGAAGTCTTGTTTTGATGCATGGCTTCTCAATGTTTGTTAGTTTCAATGGGTGGTATAGAAACTAACACTAATTTATACCCGTGTAACTCAGTGGACTAGAGTACAATGCTACGAACATTGGAGTCGGAGGTTCGAATCCTTCCTCGGGTGCCAAAAAGAATTTGGGGGCAGTAGCGGGCTACGGGTAACCCTTGCAAGGTTGCTGACTAGAAGGGTTCAACTCCCTCGGCCTCCACCAATTTCGGGATAGACGGTAGTTTAGAGTCCCACCCAACCTAGCATAGTGACTCAGCTATGTGACAGCGCAAGAACGGTTAGGAGTGGTATTAGACTTGACTATTCGAGACAATCATGCGAGTCCTCCCAGGAGGATAGTGTGGCGCCCAACCTTTATCTCTCTAAAGCGTTATCAGGTTGCGTACACGGTTTGGGGCCGTGTGGTCCAGGTTCGAATCCTGGTAGGGAGACCAATTTATGCCTCGGTAGTTTAATGGCAGAACCACGGTGTTACATACCGTTGATGACAGTTCGATTCTGTAACGAGGTACCAGTTAAGGATAGTAACAGCAAAAATAATTAACTCACTACTCTTGAAAAGTAAGGGAGCGGTTCGACTCCGCAGCCGAAAGGTTTGGTGTAACGGTAGCACTATGTTAAATTCTATCCTGTTTAAATTTGCTCCATTCGTTTAATGGTAAGACACCGGTTTTGTAGTCCGGCAATTGGGGTTCGATTCCTCGATGGAGCACCAAGTTAAGGATGTTAACAGCAAAAATTTATACATTTGACTTTTAATCAAAACCGTAAAAATACATCCTGTTTATTTCAACAATGTTCAAAAGGAGAACGACATGAAACGCGGTAAACGCTAGTGTCGACCTTGACCCCGTATTGGTCCTGGTTGGCACATTAAATCAATTTAATTACGACCAACCACGCTAAACTTTAGTGGCGAAGTAACCGGCTCTTACCCGGAGGAACTGAGTTCGATTCTCAGAGCGTGGACCATACGGGGGTATAACTTAACGGCAAAGTAGTAGGCTTTTAACCTATTAATCAGAGTTCGATTCTCTGTGCCCCTACCATATAAAAACACATTGAATACTAACTGCGACATCCATCGAAAGGTTAGTAGAAGTCTTGCAAGCCAGTGTGTTTCTATATGGTATTACCATATGAAAACATATTCGACACCGGACATAGTCCGGGTACTGGGAAAGGCCACCTTCCTCTGACGAAAAAGGCACGAGTGTGTTTCTATATGGTGATGTAGCATAATGGTAGTGCGCCTCCTTCATACGGAGTCTGGTGGTAGTTCGACTCTACTCATCACCACCAAATTATTCCTCTATAGTTAAATGGTATAACAATCGGCTGATAACCGGTCATTACAAGTTCGATTCTTGTTGGAGGAACCAAAATAAAAGATAATTAAAATTACGCGGTGGTAGCTCAGTTGGTCAGAGTATTGGCCTGTCACGCCAAGGGTCGCGGGTTCGAGCCCCGTCCACCGCGCCAAGTCTCATGCGGGAGTAGCTCAGTTGGTAGAGCATTACCTTGCCAAGGTAAATGTCGCGAGTTCGAACCTCGTCTCCCGCTCCAAGTTTAGGATACTAACAGCAAACAATTTTCGCCTTCTAAGCGAGAGGTTGTTGGTTCGAGTCCAACATTTGGCTTCATGCCAAGTTAGCACAATTGGTAGTGCGCTATAAAATGTATCCTGTTTTTTCTATGGTGTTAGTAGTGTAGTGGTCTGCACCTCGCTCTGTGAAAGCGATAGTATGGGATCGTTCCCCATCTAGCACCCCAACAGTTTTGTAAGTGTCAGCAAGAGAATGTCACGCTATCTAGGTTTCTTCGAAGGACCGAAATAGTAGAAGGTTGCGGGTTCAACTCCCGGCCGCCCGGAAGGACGGTTGCAAACAGGTTGCTAAACTGGACTAGTATCCCTAGTGGCGTACCGAGTCCCGGCCGGCTTAATTACACGGGTGAATGGTTCCTATAACGATGGGGGAACTACTTACAAATTCAACAGACCCCCGCTTTCTTAGATTGTGCGGTGAACAATCTAAGACAAATTCTATGCCCCTGTGGACAAATTGGTAAAGTCGTCTCTCTCAAAAGGAGAAGTTGTTCTCCGTTCGAATCGGAGCAGGGGTACCATTGCTCTTATAGTTAAATGGTAGAACGCCTCTTTGGTATGGAGGTAATGATAGTTCGATTCTATCTAAGAGCACCATACCGCGATAGTCTAAGGGATAGGCAACACTCTTCTAAAGTGTAAGATGTTGGTTCGAATCCAACTCGCGGTGCCAGTTAATTAAATTTACTAAAGTCAGTATCTAACTTCAATCTAATCAGCATATTAATTCTGATAGTATCGTTAGGATTAACTACTTGATGTGGAACTGTTGTATTAAATATATGTGGTTCAAGCGTTTCTATTGTTTGATCTAACACACAGTTTGTTTTATTGTATAAGTGATAATTGATATCATTACCTTGCGGATCTTTATAAGTTTTAGAAATAGGTTCTTTAGTTTTCCTGTGTAACCGTAAGAATGTGTTTCTAAAATTTAATAATGGAATATTAAAAGTGTAAGCATATCCGCCAGTGTCGGTATGTATCTTCCCAGTACGGTTAGGTGGTGTTACATTAAACGCAATTGACTCAATTTGTTTAATACCTCCAAACTGTTCGAGTGCAGAAACTACTTCGGGTAGTCTTGCTATGTTATAAGCAAGTGCATGGTCGTAAGTAACGGCAGTAAAGTTAAAAACTCGTTCAGGAAGATTGGCAAGTACTTTTTCCCTTAATGATTCTAAATTGTCAACTAGTATTGGATAATAATTTTTCACAGAATATTTATTGCGGGCTTTGGTGAAATGGATATCATTACGGTCTTCGAAACCGCAGGTAGAGGTTCGATTCCTCTAAGCCCGGCCAAAATATATTTGCATTGTTAGCCAAAAAAGTATTGACACAATGCTTGGTAGGCTATATAATAGATACATACGCTGTTAACACAGTAGTATAATTGTTCATTAAAAATTTAACGGTTAATTTGCTCGGTTCGTCTATCGGTCTAGGACACCGCCCTTTCACGGCGGGAAGAGGGGTTCGATTCCCCTACCGAGTACCATATAAAAATGCACTAGCCTATACTCAGTACTAGGACTAAGGTGCGATAAGCGGCAACCTAGATATGCCCGCTAGTGTGTTTCTATATGGTAAAGAATTATGCCCCTTTGGTGGAATTGGTAGACACGCTGGTCTTAGAAGCCAGTGCGAGAGCGTCCGAGTTCGAGTCTCGGAGGGGGCACCAATAATGGAAGTTTGGCAGAGTCCGGTTTATTGCAGCAGTCTTGAAAACTGCCGACGGTTTATCCCGTCCGAGAGTTCGAATCTCTCAGCTTCCGCCAAGGACATGTATCCCTAGTGTAATGGCAGCATTACAGTCTCCAAAACTGTCGGTCGGGGTTCGAGTCCCTGGGGGTACGCCATTTAATTGTCGTCATTGTTGTGATGAGTGAAAAAGAAAGTAAAATTAACAATGTATAAAGTAATAGGTAAAGAAGAAACATTTAAGGTTCTTACACTTGCAGAAGCAATGAACCTTGCAAAGCACATGAATGAATTTGTTACTATAAAAGGTAACGAAATGGAAATTGTTGGCATCTTTGGTGCTGACAGCGTTAATGACGGAAAGTGTCCAGACGGTGTAGACTACACTTGGATGAAGCGCAGAAGTCAGTAAGATATGCGACCTTGGTGAAATAGGTAGACACAAGAGACTTAAAATCTCTCGACGAAAGTCGTCCCGGTTCGATTCCGGGAGGTCGCACCAAACAATGGACAGGTGGGTGAGTGGTTAATACCAGCAGACTGTAAATCTGCCGCCTCAGGCTACGATGGTTCGAATCCGTCCCTGTCCACCATTAGTTGTATTGTTTTGGAAAAACTCAGTGTACACCTGGGTAATGCACAGTCAATGGGTCCTCCGTCTAGCTAGCGCGGCCAATACTGTTGATGCATAATGAAAGTGAGACAACCTTCTGCAGGAGGACTCATACAAGTTGTGCTCGTTAAAAGCAAACGGCAATAGGGTTATTGTTGTCCATAACAAGACAATACAACTAATGGTGAGCTGACCGAGTGGCCGAAGGTACCTCCCTGCTAAGGAGGCATGTGGGCATAAACCTGCATCGAGAGTTCGAATCTCTCGCTCACCGCCAATTAGTAGTGATAAGTAATTTACATTTTTAAAGGTGTAAGTATGAAGAAGATAGCAGATGCTCAAGACAAGCTAGGTAACCCAATTGAAGTTTGGCAATCGGATACGATGCAATATACTCCAGTTGTTGCTCCGTTTTTAAAAGTTTGGGCTGAACTTGTTGATAAAGGGTTTTCATTACCCACTTTTGCATTTAAGATTTCAAACAGAGTTGTTTGGGTGCAAGATACTAGTGGTAATGTTCAAGGCGGTATTGCTTATGAATACTATCCAGATCAACGAATGGGCTGGTTAGTTCTTAGTTTTACTGAACCAGAATTCCGAGGAAGAGGATTAAATCAAATTTGCCACGAGTACTACGAGGCAGATTGTAAAAAATTAGGCGCTTATATGTTAAGTAGTCTTGTTGAAGTAAACAACAAGAGTCGTTTAGCATCAGCGGCCAAGGTCGGTATGTACCCTAAATTTTATAGGCTACATAAAGAGATATGAGAATATTCCCTGATAGCTCAGTTGGTAGAAGCACTTGACTGTTAATCAAGGTGTCGCTGGTTCGAGCCCAGCTCGGGGAGCCATAAATATACAATGAAGTATACTATAATAGAAGACTGTAGTCCGTACTATATTCGTTTTACACACGAAGGACTAGATACTGTAATAACTAAATGCCTGGCGTATGTATGGGGTATGTCCTTTACAAAAGGATTTACACATCACATATATCCTACAGCACAAGCAAAAGATATTATGGATAGTATACCATTGAATGAAGAACTAAAATTAAATCAATGGCGAGTGTCGTTGTTTACAACACAGCCAGGATATTATTATAGAGCACATAAGGACGGGTTAGACCATCGCTACAGTCTTAATTATACAGTTAAGATTCTTGATAACGATTGTGTTACAAGTTGGTATTCCGATGAAGAGTTAAAAGAATACCCAATTGATCCTGATCCTATTGAAAGGAAACAAAGTAGAGAATGTTTAGGATTTGATTCTAAAAAACATACTCCATTAAAGCGTATGACCGCACAACAGGGCGAGTGTATTCTTTTTAATACAGAAATTTTTCACGATTTTGATAACAGCAAATCAAAAAATGAAAGAATGGTGCTAACATTAAGAGATGTTAATCCAGGCGCTGTTTATTTTGATGATGCTAAAAAAGCGTTATTCGGGGGTATAGCTCAGCTGGGAGAGCGTTTGGTTTGCAACCAAAATGTCGCAGGTTCGATCCCTGTTACCTCCACCAAAGTTCTTTAAAAATGTAGAGTTCTGTATAAATAATGTAGAGGACTACATTATGAATACATTCAATTGTTTATGTTGCGGTAAAGAGAATCCTGTAAAAAGGAATTATGCAAACAAGTATTGTAATAACACTTGTCAGCAGCAACATCAATTTGAAACAGAAACTTTGTCTAAGTTTTTAAAAGGCGAAATTTCTACAAGAAGAACTTTAATAAGATGCTTAACACACTTGCATGGTTATAGATGTGTAAGTTGTGGCAATGAAGGGGTTTACAACGATGTACCTTTAGTGCTACAATTAGATCATATAGACGGTGATGCAGGTAATGATAAGCCAAAAAATTTAAGACTGTTGTGTCCAAACTGCCATAGTCAAACAGATACATTTGTTGCTAAGAATAAAGGTAAGGGCAGACAGGCAAGGGGACTTAAACGATAAGTCCACCAAACACACAGGAGATTATCTAATGGGTAAAGGCAGTAAAGCAAGACCGTTAAGTGTTCCATTAACTACATTTGATAGTAACTGGGATGCAATTTTTAAAAAAGATAAAGATATGCAAGTAAGAGTAAAAGAAAATATAGACGAAGTTGGAAGATGCGGGTGTGGCCGTAGCCCAACTGGCAAGTGTATTGGTTGGCACGGTTTAAGTGAAGATGAATTTGCAAGACGCAAAGAACTTTATGAGACTGGAAAAGCAGACCTAGCAGGTAACGAAATTAAATAACAATACGCCCCTTTAGCTCATCTGGTAGAGCAACTGATTTGTAATCAGTAGGTGGTCTGTTCGAGTCGGACAAGGGGCACCAAAAACCCCGCGTTAACTCAGCGTAATAGAGTTAGGTAATTGCTTAAACCTTAATAGCTCGGTGCATTGGATCTACCGCAAGGCTTGTGTAAAGCGACTTGAGAAATCACAAAGGCGGACCTCAGCACCGTCTAGATGGAAAGGCTAGTGGACAGAGTAACAGCTCAGTTTAGGGCTCCTGTGGTGGGAGTAGCTAAACACTATGCGGGTATTCTCCTGGGAGAGGACTTAGCCTTCCAAGCTAAAGAAGCCGGTTCGAATCCGACTACCCGCTCCAAATTTTAAGGACTAGCAAATGGCGACTAAGAAATTAAAAAATGTAGAAGCTAACGGATGGCCAAAGATTAATCAAGGTAGTCACCTAACCGTTAAGACATTTGAAGACGGAAGTACAGAACTTATATGGGACGACGAAGCCCTTATGCGTGATGTCCAAGAAGCTATTGCTAGTGTAGCGAGTGCAGAAATTCCAGTTAAGAAGACTAGGAAAAAGAAAACAACAGTTTAATTCGGAGTGTGGCGCAGTCTGGTAGCGCACCTGGTTTGGGACCAGGGGGTCCAAGGTTCGAATCCTTGTACTCCGACCAATTTATAGCGGGTTAGAGAAACGGTAACTCACGAGTCTCATAAGCTCGAGATCCTGGTTCGATTCCGGGACCCGCAACCAACTTCATCCCCCGTTAGCTCATGGAGAGCAGGGGTGCTTATAACACCTTAATCTAGATAAGGTCCAGGATGAGGTTCGATTCCTCAACGGGGGACCATCTCGTTATAGTTCAATGGATAGAACAAGTTCCTCCTAAGAATTAGATCCAAGTTCGATTCTTGGTAACGGGACCAAGTATTAAATACACAAAGAGGATATTATATGAGAAAGCTAAGTGATAGTCGTGGTACTGGTATTGACACTGACAAGTGTGTTACTAATGCAGGGGAGAATAGATTTGATCTTGTATTAATTGCTGCGGCAAGGTCTAGAGAAATCAAAAGACACAATCAAGAAAGCACTAAGCGAGAACATATTTTTCCTATCATTACAGCCTTAGAAGAAATTCAAGAAGGTAAGATTGGTAAAGAGTACTTGAAGCGAGTCAAGTAAAGCATTTGGGTCCTTAGCTCAGTTGGTAGAGCGTCTGCCTTACACGCAGAATGTCGGCGGTTCGAGCCCGTCAGGACCCACCAAATATGCAACGGTGGCAGAGCGGCCCAATGCAACGGATTGCAAATCCGTAAAACCGGGGGTTCAAATCCCTCCCGTTGCTCCAAAATATATTTTGCGAATTTAGCCAAAATATAGTGACAAGAAGTACAATCTGTACTATAATAGATACATGTTAAGCAATTAACAAACAGTTTTAGGATCGGCACAGCAACATTCATATTACTATGAAAGGTCTGGATAGTGCATGGTAGTTATTGGAGTACAGAGGTTCGCCCGAGTATGTTGAAGGTAACTATTGAAATGCCCTGGACGAGCTCAGAGTGATGGCCTGAGTCTAATAAAAGCAGTCAACAACGATCCTGTTAGTCATAGGATGACTACAGCAATTTAAACTACTACGACTACAGCTATAGAAGGCGGTCGGAGGACAAGCAGAAATGCTTTCTAGAAATAGACGCCGAAGGAATAGATAGGTACGGAGAATCCGTAATATGATGCTTGTACAGACACAATACAAGATAGACAACATGAATTGTTGTTAGGGTCTGAGTGCCGTAATTGGTCAGACCAGAATAATAAACAAATTGGCACAATCATCCTGTTAGAATTTTAGAATGTTAACAGCAACTTTCAATTTTCAAGCATATCGAAAAACAATACATTCTGTGAGGTAATAAAATGAACGCATTTGTAAACGCAATCGCAAATCAAGAAGCCCGTACTGCCAATGGCATGAAGGCTCGTAAGTCCACAGCTAAGGCGTGTGTTGACTTGTTCTACAAGATCGGCGCAAGCCGTGGTAAGGATATTAAGGCTGACTTCACTGCAGCCTATGTGGAAAACTCTGATGTTGCACTTCGCATTGCACAATGGGCACGAGATGTCCGTGGTGGTGCAGGTGAGCGTCAACTGTTCCGCGACATTCTAGTTCATCTAGAAAAGCGTGACCCAGACGCCGCTTTGGCTTTGCTTCGCAAGGTTCCAGAAGTTGGTCGTTGGGATGACATCTTTGTCTTCTCAGACCCAGTTCTGAAGTCAGCCGCTTATACCATGTTGGGCGATGCCCTTCGTGCTAAGAACGGTTTGGCTGCAAAGTGGACTCCTCGTAAGGGTCAGATTGCCGCTGAGATCCGTGCCTTCTTTGGCATGACTCCAAAGCAATACCGTAAGAGCCTTGTGGCACTTACAAAGGTTGTTGAAACCCAAATGTGTGCAGGAGATTGGGATAACATCAACTTTAGCCATGTTCCTTCTGTAGCGGCTCGCCAATACAAGAAGGCATTCAACCGTCACACACCTGCGTTTGCAGAGTATGTGGCCAAGTTGGTGGCAGGGGATAAGACTGTTAAGGTTAACGCCAACGCAATCTTCCCACATGATGTCCTAAAGGGCATCGCACACGGCTACAAGACTTTGGACAAGACAGAGACTAACCATGTGATCGCACAATGGGATGCTCTGCCAAACTATGTAGGCAACGCAAGTATCCTACCTCTAGTTGATGTATCTGGTTCTATGACTTGCCCAGCAGGTCGTGACACTAGTGTTCGTTGTCTTGATGTAGCCGTAAGCCTAGGCTTGTACCTTGCAGACAAGAACAAGGGTGCGTTCAAGGACACATTCTTGACTTTCTCAAGCAAGCCACAACTTGTTACTCTAAAGGGTAACATTGTTGAAAAGGTTGACCAAATGTCTCGTAGCAACTGGGAAATGAGTACTAACCTGCATGCCGCTATGGATAAGATCCTAAGCACAGCAGTTAAGGGAAATGTTCCTGCTAGCGATATGCCAGCTATGCTACTAATCTTGTCAGACATGCAATTCAACCAATGCGCCCGTTACGACGATAGCGCAATGGAAATGATCGAACGCAAGTTCGAAGCCGCTGGCTATGCAATGCCACAGATTGTTTTCTGGAACCTAAACAGTTCAGACAATGTACCTGTTAAGGCAGACAAGACAGGAGCTGCTTTGGTGTCAGGGTTCAGCCCAAGCATTATGACAGCTCTTTTGAGTGCTGATCTTGATCAGTTCACTCCAGAAGGTATTATGCTTAAGACTGTAATGGTCCCACGCTACGACCTGTAAACTGTTGTAGAAATACAACACAGTTTGAATAGGGCCTTTGGGCCCTATTTTTTTAGATTGACTTAGCCAAAATTTTGTGCTATAATATACAAATAATAAGGAGAGCGACATGTTAACCCCGTGGATTCAAAATGTCTCGTTTGCTGACATTCCAAAAGGCCATCACATTGATGCGGGCATTAACAGTATGCTCATTCAAATAGTTGACCCTGCTATGGAGTTCCCTACTCCTAGGCATCAGTTCCGTGAAACTCATCAGTTTGAGTTCTTGGATTTGGAACAAGACGACAAGTGGGGCGACGACTTTAAGGTTACAGACGAGCAAGCCGAAAGACTTGTTCGATTGCTAGAACATGCAATGGAACAACGAATGAATGTTGTTGTGCATTGTGTTGCAGGTGTGTGCCGTTCGGGTGCAGTCTGCGAGGTTGGAGTTATGATGGGCTTCCGTGATACTGAAGTTTTTCGTAGCCCTAACTTGATGGTCAAGCATAAAATGATGAAGGTGCTCGGTTGGACTTACGATGAAAACGAGCCCCATACGATTAACGGCATTGAATTAGACAGTGGTTTGATTGTGCCAAAGAACTATGAAGGAGACATATAATGCCTAGTGTATTTTTAGTTAGCGATACGCACTTTGGTCACACAGGTGTATGTCGCTTCACCCGGAACGACGGGTTTACAAAGTTAAGGCCGTGGGATGACCCGGACGAAATGGACGAAGCTATGGTCAGGGCTTGGAACGAAAGAGTCAAGCCTACTGACAAGGTTTACCATTTAGGCGATGTTGTTATTAACCGCAAGGCCTTAAAAGTGTTACATCGCTTGAACGGTGATAAGGTTTTAATTCGTGGTAACCACGACATCTTTAGAGATGACGAGTACAGGCAGTACTTTAGAGAATTACGAGCATACCATGTTATGAACGGAATGATCTTAAGCCATATTCCTGTACACGCAGATAGCTTAGGTCGTTTTGGTGTTAACATTCACGGACACTTACACGCAAATCGTGTTATGAAAGCTCGTGGTGTTGATGCCAAGACCGGCGAAGTGTTATATGGTGATGAAATTGATCCACGCTACCATTGCGTTTGTGTGGAACAAACACCGGACTTTGCACCTATCTTATTTGAAGATGTGTTAAAGCGTATCGCCGAAGAAGGCGGTGTTGTTGGTTTCAGATCGGGCAACGGCCCAACGATGTAAGGAGTAGTATGCCAAAGTGTTATCAACTAGTAGGAGTTCCGGGTGCTGGAAAAAGCACCTGGATTTCTAATCAAGATTGGGCTAAGGATATGCCTGTAGTCTGTACAGATTCGTTTGTAGAAGCCTATGCTAAGGAACAAGGTAAAACTTATTCCGAAGTATTTAAAGATTATATGCCAATTGCAGTTAAGTTAATGGTTAATCAAGCATTAATTTGTCAAGCAAACAATTTGGATTTAATCTGGGATCAGACTAGTACCACTATCGCGAGTCGTACCCGAAAGTTTAATACCTTGCCGGATTACGAACACATTGCTATTGTATTCCGTACACCGAATCGCGATGAGTTAGATGTAAGGTTGTCAGGTCGTCCTGGTAAGCATATTCCAAAATATGTTGTAGATCAAATGATTGACGGATGGGAAGAACCGACCTTAGATGAAGGCTTTAGCCAAATTTGGTACGCACAGTAAATAGGCCCTTCGGGGCCTATTTTCTTGACTAGTATTTCTACGGATGATAAGTAAAATGCAATCTGTATTCGGAGAAAAAATGATTAATACAAAATTTTACGAAAAAGCAATGCGTAGTCTAGGTAAGGTAGTTACTTGGCGTATCCTTGTTACAATTACAAACTTCATTGGAGGTTGGTTAGCATCAGGATCTTGGGCGGTAGGGCTAGGCGTTGTTAGCTTTGCTTTAGTCGTTAACAGTATCCTTTACTACTTCCACGAACGGGCTTGGAATAGAATTGATGCAGGAAAAGAAATTAAAGAAGAGGAAGTATCAGCATGAAAAAATTATTAGCAACATTGCTAACAACATTAAGTCTTACAGCAATCGCTAAAGAAAACATCGTAATTTATTACGCATGGGGCCCTGGTGACTCTGTAGCAAATTACCATCGTACTATTGCTAATGAAGCAAACAAGATTCAAGACAAATATAATTTTGTTTTTGATACCAAACCGGGTGCAGGCGGTGCCATTGCAGCCAACCATGTACTAAAAGAATCAAACAGTATACTAGCACATAGCACTGCATTCTTTGTACGACCAGTAGTTTATCCTAATGAAAGTTATGACTTGACACAATACCAAGAGCAATATGTTCACTGTATGGCACCGATGGCTGTGACTAGTACAAAATACAAGTCATGGAAGGATGTTAAGAGTGATGCAAAGGTTAGCGTAGGCATTTCTGGCTTAGGTGTTACAACACACTTGGCCGCGATTGAACTTCAATCAAAGTATCCTAATATGAACATTGTACCTTTTAAGAGTACAAACGATTCAATGTTAAGCATGATCTCAGGTCAAACTGATTTCCACATTGGCTTTATTAGTGAAGCTGAACAATGGAGCAAAGAGAATACTAAATCAGATCGTAAGGTTACTGTATTAGGTATTACCGGCTCTAAAGTTGTTAACGGATATCAACCATTAGTTAAGCAAGGATTCGATAAGAGCTTTGCTGACATGAATGTCGGTCATCATATGCTAATTCCAGTAAAGACTGAAGCAAGTAAGCGTAAAGAGTTCCATGAAATCTTTGCTATGGCTGCAAAGTCCGATGCTGTTCGAGCTGCATACGCTGTTGACTATTGCGAGCCGCAAACAGTTACATATGACGGGCTAGATAAATTCTTCGCCTTCCATACTAGCTACTGGAAAACACTTGCATCAAAAGTTAAATTAGATAACAAATAAAGTTTAACAAATAAAAAAGGGCTCCTAAGAGCCCTTTTATTTTGACTAGTAAAGATTAGTGTAACTGAATCTTTTGTACTAGACCAGGAGTGAAGTAGTCTGCGTACATGTCATATACTTTAGAAGTAACTGACTTGAACTTTGCTTCTTCTGCTGAATCCATCTTAATAACTTTAACACCCTTTTCTTCGCATTGTGCTAGAATGTTTGGAATGTCGGCAACTGATTCACGGCGCTCTGCACGAGCAGCATTGAATGCAGCTGTTGATAAGATTTCTTGTACTTCAGCATCAAATTGTTTAAAGAAGTCTTGATTAACAATGATTGAAGTTAGGAACAGACTGTGTGCTGTATCGTTAACAACTTCGAAGCTCTTGTATTGATCTAGAGGGAACACACGAACATAAGTGGATTCACCAGCTTCGATAATACCTGCGTCTGCTGCTTCATTCATTTCTTCAAGTGCAATACCTTCAAAAGGTTGTGCGCCTAATAGCTTGAATGTATCAACAGCAACTGGACTGCGGCTTGTACGAACTTTCTTGCCAGCCCATGCTTCTACTGTGTCTGCTTCAAAGTTAGCAGGAACAACACGGTAACCGCCTGAGTATGTGAAACTCATAGCTTTAATGTTACTTTGTTTAGAAACACCTGCAAGTAACTCAGCACCAATCTCGCCTTCTAGAACGCGATCAGCATGATCGTGATCTTGGAATAAGAAAGGTAGATCTAATGCGTGTAGATCTTTGTTATAGTCAGCTAACCAAGTTGTGTAGATATGACTCATTTCGATAGCACCGGTATTTATTAGGTCCATCAAATCGTTCTTCGTAACTCGCTTGCCGCCATTGTATTTTTCACTATAGTCTGATAATGAAAGAACTTCGATATCGAACATACCGTTAGTTTGCTCATTAACTTCTTTAGCAAAACGCTCTGCAACTTTTAAAAATAAACCAATTGGTTCATGGGCAATGACCCACTTTACATGTCTTTTTTCCATGTTTAATTCTCCATTTAAATGAATTTAGCAAGGGTTTTTCCTTGCTCTAGTATTTATTTGTTAGGAGATTTTGGGCTAACTTACCAGTCTTGTTGGTAGTTTGCAAGGTGATGTTTAAAGAAATCTTGTGTTTCTTGGTCTTGCAAGTAGAGCATTTTGTAATTTTTAGTTAGTCCTGCTCTAAAATTAGGACGCTTACTTGCTTCGAGATCTAATAGTCTCGGCTGTTGATTAACTACTAGATACAGCGATTCTAATTTAATTTTAAAAAACTTATACCAATCGTTTTTATCTAAATCGTAAATGTATTCTCTAGCGGCCCACTTGTAAGTTGACTGTGTTTTCCTAATCTTCTGACCATTGTTGTTATTAGCCATGGACCATCGTTGGTATTCCGGATGCCCGAACCAGTTAACAATCCGATTCATGCACACTTGCCAATCAATTCTATCATTAAAATACAATGCACCTCTAACAGCACAGTTCAAATACTTGATATTAAAAATTAGCCACCAAAAGAAATCATGCAAGCTATTAATTGGAACACTTGCTGTTTCTACATTCTTAACACACTTCTCGTAGAATAAACGACCAAAGTCTGGATCAGTTGTTATACCAAAATGTTTTATGATAAGATCTTTATACCTACTGTAATGTACATCTGGATTAGCTACATCAAACTTAATTTTTCTTAAATTTGCTTTTGCATCAGGTGAAAAATCTTTGATAAGCACTTCAAAGTTGTTATACATGTTTAATCCAAACATGGTTCCAAAGATACAATCACCTTCGTCTGCTGTGATAGGAGTAAATCCTCTTTCAATCAAGTCGTCATACTTGATAGTTCTCGAATCAATTGTGTCAAACTTTCCGTGAATAAACTTTTCAAAGAAAGTAGGGTTTTCTAACATAGTGTGTACACTACAACAAACAGTAATTGATTTTAATTCTTCGACTGTTAGATTTTTAATCAGTGCAGCCATTATAACTGTACTGTCAATGCCGCCGCTAAACATTACAGCAAACTTCTCACCATGTGTAATTCGTTGCTTAATCTCTATTGCCCGTTCATTAGTCACTTGATCAAACGATTTAGAATAGTTAGGGTTGTAAACAGGCATCTCATATCCTGGCAGTAGTTCTTGTTTCCAAGGTAAACTCCATTCGCCGTTACGAGTAACAAACCTACCAGGGTTAATTCGTTTACTAATATCTATGTAAAACTGACCAGCAGGACTTGCTTGTTCTCTAATACTACTCCATATATCTGCGGTATCGATGTTAAGGCTAATGTTGTGCCAATAAATTGTGTCGTTAATATCAATCATACTGAGAAATAAGTAAATTTACCAGTGCCTGGTAAGTTAGAAAGGGCTTGTGGAACATCACGGCCTAGAATTTTATAGTAGGCATTTCGTTGCCAAGGTATATCAGCAGACTGAGTTAACCATAAATTGTATATTGCAGAATCTGCTTCTTCAATTGTATTAGAATTATACAGTATTTTTTTAATTTCAGTAGCCATTCCGTTCTTAGTTTGAGAACGGTCAACATTTGAAAACATAGTGTCAGACCAGCCGTCTGGTAAAAATCTTTCTGCTATGTCTTGTGTATTGTCTACGTTGCTCGATGCATCCATCCATGACGCAGCATACACTACAACATGAACAAAATTAGCAAACGCCTGTAACTTTTCTAACATTGCAAGACCTTGTTCATTTTTAAAATCTTCTGGAACACCTAAGTAGTTGATCTGTGCAGGATCCCAGATCCTTGTAAAGGTAGGAGTCTGTCGTCCTGTATTGATATGTAACTTCTTAAAAATATAATAGTTCATACAATTTTGATTAGTCATTGATCCAATATTATTAGGCAATAAGAATGTAAGTACAGGCAACTTTGATGATAAAATTTTGGCTGTTTCAAAAGTCATCCAAGGATCGTATCCGTCAACTAATAGCCAACGGTCTATACCTTGAGCATAAATTCCGCTGAACCGTGGCTCTACATTTCGATCTCTATAAAAATCGACAACACTTTCTGAGAAACCTGGCATTATTTGAGATGGATATTTCATGAAGTTATTTAGTGCTATTATTATTAGCCAAAAATATTCTGCCATTTCAGGTTGACACTGAGTCCAAAAGAATATATAATACAAAGGTAGATGTGAGTGGAACATGGTATACCTCCTCCAAAGCCAGCCCCCACTGGTTGCGGAGGGAACAGGTCTAGCCCACAGGGCGACTTTGTAGGTTCGAATCCTACCATCTACACCAATTTATAGGCACAAGAAAGGCAAGTATGAAAAAGTTAGCTCTAATTATTGCTGTAATGTTTGCAGGTAGTGTACTTGCAAGTCCAGCGTATGACGAATCTCCTACACAAAACTTTTCGACATCTAGCAACAGGTACACGACAGTTACTATTACATGGAAAACTGCCGCTAATCCTCAAGCTGTATGTAATAAAGAAGCAAAGAGTAGAGGGTATCATAACTTTGGATTTACTCTCCAAGCGTGTGCTTTTTGGGAAGGTAATACCTGTACCATTGTTACAGGAAAAGATACTACTATGCACAGCCTCGGTCACGAAGTTAGACATTGTTTCCAAGGTGATTGGCACTCTGAAAACGGCCAAAAGTAATGCAAGAATACGATTTACAAGAAGAAATCCGCGACTGTCCGTGGCTAATGGAAAAGATAAAGACTCGTGATGACTATGCCCAAAACTTGTATGCGGCATGGTGCAATATGCAATGGTGTAAGAGAGAACTATGGCCGGTGTTATCCGAAAGATACTGGTCGGCAAGTTGGCGAGGTGCTGGCGGGATTATAGCAGACCTTCGCGGCAAAGGCGAAGACTACATGGACTATTATTGTTCGGGTATGGGCGGCGTTGCTACTTACGATTTAAAAGAAGGTGAAGAGTATATGGCTAGAAAAAATTTTGTGCCAGAAGGCCATGTTACAGAAGAAATTGCCAAAGATCTTTACGACCTAGGATGGATTCCTGTACCATACGATGATGACGGAGTTTAAAGTAAATACATTATGACTAAATTAACCTATACGGTAGAAGAACTGTTTGAAGACATTCCTGGAGATCCAGATAATGTCATGATGAAACTTCCCCCAGAAATCTGTGAGGCACAGGGATGGAAAGAAGGCGATACAATTAATATTGAGGTAAAAGACGGTGCCATGGTACTGTCCAAAGTAAATGGCTAAAGACGATATTATTGAATTAACAGGCGCCGTTGAAGAAGTGTTACCCGGCAATATGTTTAGGGTTAAAGTTGATAACATTCCTAACGCATTATTGTGCTATATGGGTGGCAAATTAAAACAACATAAAATTAGAATTATCCTTGGGGATAAGGTAAAGATAGAAGTAAGTCCATACGATCTATCTAAGGGTAGAGTAACTTATAGGTTATAATATGAACAGTATAATGGAAACGGTTTGCTCTGTTTGCACTACAGTAAAAGCGAATAGCAAGCATGGCCTAAGTTTCCAGAAACTGTTGAGTCTAGTCCGCCGAGAATTTAAACGACAAGGCTTTGACTTATCTTTAAAGTCACAAACTAAAAAATATTTAGATTCAGAAGAGTTTTATGTTAACGCATATTACGATGCTGAAGAAGATCAACAAAAAGAAACTCCTATAGAAGTTATAATCTATCATAACTTTAATAAAGAAGTCCTCTGGGATCAGAAACATACTACTGATTTGCTAGTACAAATTTTTGATGCTGTAGTTCATGAATACAAACACCAACGCCAAAGCCGCAAAAGAAAGTTTCAAACATTCTGGGAACGGCATGACGGTGGCACACAATATCAAATCTACCTGCAAGATCCGGACGAGCTCGATGCGTATGCTTTGAGCATTGCAATCGAACTGTGCAGGACTTTGGGCAAGTATCGAGCATTAAGATACATGCCCAAATTTACTTTACTAGCCAAACTTAAAATCAAAGATCAATATGTTAGCCCAAACTTAAATGCGTATGTAGCTCACTTTAAAGATCACAACCCGGAACTCCTAAAACAACTAGCCAAAAAAGTCTATGTACGGCTACAAAAAGTTGACACAGACGCGATTTTCGTTTAAAATAGTACTATCTTAAATAAACATCGTGAGCAAGAATGCCTGGCTTCACAGCACCTAAATATCCTTTACAGCAACTCCTTGAGCTTGCCTGTGCCGCTCAACGGCACAATAAAGACTACATTAAAACAGTCATGCCAGTGTATGCTGATCCCGAAGATACTTTTGGTTCAAAAGGTAGCAAGGTGATGTATTACAACTATTCAAACCGAGATTTAATGCTAGTCACACTAGGAGAGGATAAAGCTAATTGGGGTGATATTCCAAAACCTCCTTTACTATGTACTAATCTTGAAGATCGAGAATTAGCAACTGATATCCAAAAATATTTTCGAAGGCTAGCATTTTCTGCAATCCAAGGTGATAACGAATTTCAAACTGAGGTTAACAGTCTACTTAACAGCGAAGAAGTTCCGTTGAATAAGTTAGGATTCATTGCTTGCCTACCAAGTGTGTACAAAAGAGACTATGCTAGGACTCAAATAGAAAAGCGTATCAAAACATTTGATCAAGAATATGTTGGCTTAATTGGCGATAACATCTTTGATAAGGATTGCGAAATCTTATCAAGCCAACGCTCAAAAAACTTTGATGCTTGGAATGTTGATGCTATAATTGAAAATAAGATGGTCTCATGGATGAGCAAAGTTGATTTAAAACTTGGCCCGTGTGTTGTTGTAAAGGCAAAAGTCAAAGACCACAACAAGCATTGGAAACACGAAATTCCAGTAACCCGATTAAATTATGTAAAGGCCGCACAATGAGTAAAGCAAAACACAAACCGTATCAATGGATTGACGGGGAAACTGCGGATCGAATCACTAGTCTTAACTTAAAAGACTATCGTTCTTACCTTAAAAAGGAATTAGCACAATGGAAAAAGAATCCTAAGACAGAAGATAACCCAGATGGTTACTGGCTACACCCAGAAGATGTAACAGGTAACATACGCAGAATTGAAGCATTGAATTTAATTATTAATGATTTTATTGAAACATCGGATGAGATAAAATGAACGACGATCAAGAATTTAAAGACTACGAAGCATTTGCCCAGCGTATGGAAAAATCGTATCCAAAGATGTATCCTGGTGCGTATGGGGGATTTGCCGTAGGCAAGGGTTGGTGGCCAATTATTGAACGATTGAGTCATAGCATTCAGCAACATATTGAGTTTGCTAATAGAAAAGAAGAAGTATGTCCGCAAGTTGTTGTAATGCAAGTTAAAGAAAAGTTCGGTGGACTTAGGTTTTACTACGAAGGCGGAGACGAATATGTTCATGGGCTAGTTAGTATGGCAGAGTCGTGGGCTGGTGTTGCCTGTGAAGCATGTGGCGGTATTGGTACACGCCGTAGTGGTGGATGGGTGCGTACATTGTGTGATATACACGAAGCAGAGCGAAATGCTCGGATTGAAGAACAAGCAAGAAAGGATGGCTTGGAACTATGATTACTCTAAAAGAATGGATGGAGATCGTTGACTACCGGATCACTGAAGGTAGTAATTACTGTTGGGAATGTTACGGTCCGAATGCCTATATGCTAGACAGTTGGAATGGTGATCAGGATGGTCACAGCTTTACTATCATTTTTGATACTAAAGATCAAACTGTTTACGAAGTACAAGCACACGACTATGTCCATAATCGTGCGTATCGTATGGTCAATGAAGACTTCCAAAAGAAAATGAAAAAGGAAGCCAAACGGCGAGATGTTAGCAAGAAAGAAGCATGGGATAATGTTGACTACATTGACTTAGATGTAGATGACGACTTTATCCAAAAGTGTTTAGCTATTGCTGCAGGCGAGGATTATGACACTAGGGTCCAAATGGAGGTTGACTTCTCCGATGAAGATCTGTTACAATATATGAAAATGGCGCACGAGCGTGATATGACCTTTAACGAGTTTGTTGAAGAAGCACTACGGCATGCTCTTGTAGAAGTTGAAGCAGGGCGTCTTACTAAAGAAAAGGCGCAGAAATGGTTAGAGGAACAGGATGAGGATTAAACTTGTATCAGATCTCCACTTAGAGTTTTCTGATATCAACATCACAAACGATAATAATTGTGATGTGCTAATTCTTTCAGGCGATATTATGATTGCCGAAGAACTCTACGACCATATGGAATTGCCTAGCTACAATATGTATGGCGCTATTCCAGATCTTGGCCGCAAGCAACAGCGTGTCCAACGGTTCCGCGACTTCTTAAAGCGTTGTAGTTTCCAATTCCCGCATACTGTTTATGTTGCTGGCAACCACGAGTTCTACCACGGAAAGTGGAATCGTACACCTAAGGTATTATTTGACGAGTGCGGCAAGTTTCCTAATGTTTACTTCTTAGAAGCAGGCTCAAAGAAAATTGATGATGTAACATTTATCGGTGGAACCTTATGGACTGATATGAACAAAGGCGATCCGCTTACACTTCATGCTGTTCGTGACATGATGAACGACTTCCGTGTTATCAAAAAAGAAGATGAAGGCTACACTAACCTCAAGCCGCATGACACAGTCTTGCGCCATCGCCATATGCTCGGCTATATTAAAACTGTAGTAGCAGAACGCCCAGACGAAAAGTTTGTTGTAGTAGGACATCACAGTCCAAGTTTCCAAAGCGTACATGAACAGTACAGAGGAGAAACTTTGATGAATGGTGCTTATCACAGTGACTTGAGTGAGTTTATCTTAGATCGTCCGCAGATCAAACTGTGGACACATGGGCACACTCATCATGCGTTTGATTATATGATCGGCGAGACTCGTATTGTTTGTAATCCCCGTGGTTACGAAGGGTATGAGCCTGATAGCGGATGGGATCCTAACATTGTATTGGAGATTTAAATGAATAATCCTGAAGACCTAACACCACCATCTGTAGCAGATATGCTACGGGTGACCGGTGAAAACACCAGCAACTTTATGTTCTATGTTTCTGAACATATAGAAAAGTTAGAACAAGAAGTGGTAAGATTGCAAAGTCGTATTGTAGAACTTGAAAGTAAACAAAATGAACCTAAACGAAAAAGAACTAAAGCTGTTTAAGAAATGGCTTAAGAGCCATTTGGCTTACGGACCTACAACTGTAGTTTTTACCAAAAAGGACGGTACAGAACGGGTAATGAAATGCACAACCAATGCAGATCTTGTTCCGCTAGTTGAATCAAAGGCTCACGAAACTAACACCGACAATCCTATTGACTTTCCAAAAGTTAAAAAGGTTAATGAAGATGTTATGCCCGTTTATGACCTTGATGCTAAATCTTGGCGTAGTTTCCGTTGGGATTCTATCAAACGAGTAGAGTTTACTATTGGGGAAGAAAATGAGTCAGCTACGCAGACACAGTGACACTTGCCAAGTCAAACAAGAAGGTACTGGAAAATTTGTTGAAGCGGTTGTCCAAGACTTTAGGGAAAACGAACGGCTCGATGTTATACTAAACAAAAGCGTAAAACTTCCAATGAAATGGAATGGTAAAATCTACGAAGGCAGAATGGCCGGAATGGACTTTACTAGCGCAGGACCTAAAATTTCAGTAACACAAACCAGTAGTAGGGGTTAAAATGAAAATTGGACTTAGTTATAGTCGGTGCGTCCGTGACATCGTTGATGGTAATATTGACATCGATGATGTCCTTGTTATTATTTCTCGTACAGATTTTGATCCAACTAATGACGATCAGTGGGCAGGTATTTGGCAAGGATACCACGGATACAGTCCTTTCTCTAATCCAGAATGGGCTAGTTACCCCAACGAAGACGAAGACAAGTTCCGTACAGTGAGTATTGATCTTTGGAATCAAGGCAAACTACATCAGCCTCGTAAGTTTGGCGCACATCCTCGACGATTGCCCTACATTTGGGTTGAGACCGTATTACCTAGCGAAGAGCTAGATAAAAATCCTACCCTTAAAGGTGCTTGGGATAAGTTCCAGAACCTAGCACAACTAACTTCAACTTCACTTGAAGAAAGACACTGATGAAATATCTTATCTTTGCATTGGTCATACTTGCAGGGTGTGACAGTAATGCTACCAAGGTATTATCTTACAAAGAGCTAAAAGAATTTCCAGTTAGCTGTGCCAAGCGAGAAACTCAAATGGCACAGCTCAAAGCAATACAAAAAATTAAAGCCTTTCCAAAAGAAATAGAAAAGCTAGACGAGCAAGATCAACTTTATAACGCTAGACTCAAATCAACCATTTGGTGGTATTCATATACTTGTGATCGCTATGAAGAAGATTCTACTAACAATTAACCTGCTGTCATCTGTGGTTGCACACGCAGAATGTTCATTGCGGGCGGCAACTCAACTGTCAAACGAATATACAGTTTCGGCACCGTATGATGTTGTTAAGAACAAAGCATCTGGTCGATGTAATGTTCAATTCAAACTTAAAATTGATGGACAAGAATATCAAGTAAACGAAACGGTTAATGGTATGCTCCCAGACGAAATGCTGTGTCATCAAGCAATCGCCCAAGGCCGTAGTAACATTCTAGTCAACTTAGGTGGCAAATATAAAACCGAAATGATTAATGTTTGTAAGGAAGGCATCAATCCAGACTTTAAGCCAATTAAAATTGGACAAGTTATTTTGGAAAATGAAGTAGCCAAAGTTCCAGGCATTGAACAATACTTTACACATAGCAAATCCAAATGCCGTATGTTTAGAGAAAAGTACCCGGCAGAGGGTAGAATGGTTGTTAATCACGGAGTTATTTGCCAAACTGGCGGTCATGCAGAAGATTGGCTAATTGTGGACAAATGGTGACTTGACTTTTAGGTTTTGTTCATTTATAATATACACATCATTAACACACAGAGAGGCACACTATGAAGGCATTTATCGCAGGCACTATCTTTGGATTGGTACTGGCTACTGTTGGGTTCTCCGGCATTGCTCGTATGCTTGATAAAGGTGTAGACACAGTTAAGACACAGAGTCAGGAGATGGCAAAATGAAACAGGCATTAGTAATTTTTATCACTGTTATGCTTACCGCTTGTGGTACAGTTAAGGGTGTTGGAAACGATATTTCCGGCATGGCAGATTGGACTAAAGAAAAGATGACAGGAAAATAAAATGAAAAAACTTATTACATTATTGCCCGTTGCGGCATTGTTAGTGGCTTGCGGTACTAGTGACCCTTATCAAAAGCGAGCCGAGTACGAACGCGAACGACAAGAAAAATATGTCGAGCGAGCAATTGACAAGGCTCCTAAGTGGATGACTGATATCCCAATTAGTAATAGTGCGGTTTATGAAGCTGGTACTGCGGTTAGTGGGGATTTTTCAATGGCTGATGCAAAAGCCAAAGCAGCCGCTTATGGTAAGATTTGTATGACAGCTGGCGGTACCGCTAGTCAGCGTACTAAGATTTACCGTACAGATTCCGAAAACACTAGCACTGAGTTCAGCGAACAGGCAATTCGTGCTTCGTGTAAAGAAGTTGACCTTACTGGTGTAGAGGTCAAAGAAATTAAACGCATTGCCGAAGGTCCTCGTTTTAGAACTTATGTCCTAGTAGCATTGCCCACTGGTGATGCAAACATCTTGCGTAAGGCAAAAGAGGCGGCTCGTCAGCGTGAAATCGCTCTTAAACGGGCGCCTGAAGCATTTAAAGAATTAGATCAATAAAGGAATAAGATGCCACATTTGGTACCAATGGTTGTTGAGCAAGAAGCTCGAGGTGAACGCAGTTACGACATTTACAGTCGTCTGCTTAAAGACCGTATTGTAATGCTAGATACAGATGTTAACGAACATTCGGCTAGTGTCATTGTGGCTCAGTTACTCTTTTTAGAGAGTCAAGGAAACGAAGACATCCAGTTCTTCATTAACAGTCCGGGCGGTAGTGTAACTGCCGGCTTGGCTATCTACGATACTATGCAGTTTATCAAGCCCGAGATTCAAACTATTGTAATTGGGCAAGCTGCAAGCATGGGTAGTTTCCTAGCCCAAGCAGGCACCCCTGGAAAACGGATGGTGTTGCCAGAAAGTCGTACTATGATCCATCGTGTAAGTTCAGGTACTCCTGGAACCCGTGGCTCAGTTCATGTGCAGGATCTTCAGTTTGAAGACGCAAAACGATCGTTTGAGGAATCAGTTCGTATCAATAAGCGTCTTACAGAACTGTATGTTCGCCATAATACAGCGGGTAAGGGTTACGAAGAACTGTTCGAAACCATGAAATTTGACACATTTTTAAGCGCAGAAGAAGCCGTTGCTTATGGCTTGGCTGATAAAGTTGTTACAAAACGCCCATAAAGTGCGTATATAATGGTTGGCCGTAGTACACTATAAATAACTATGTTAGGAGTGTATTATGGCCCGTCAGGCTTTCAACTGGTCCTTACTGGATCGAGATACCTTGTACTCTATGCTTTACGAACTTAAATCAGAGATCGTAGACAAGCGATTACCTATTGGTCAAATCGTCAAGCTCTTAAGCAAACATATCAAACAACATCTCCCTGTAAAAGTAACCAGCGGTAAGTACAAACCAGTTAAAAAGGGCGAGCTTTGGCTAGGTGGAGTTTATTATTCTGGAGAAGATAAAGCCGGTAAGAAGCGTTTTATCGAAGTCCAGATAGCTTACCCAACAGATGCTCAAACTATGAAGACTAGCCCATATCGTTGGGAAAGAATTTGTACAGTTTTTGCTGACATAATGCTACATGAAATTATCCACGCTAGACAACATCGTGCTCGTAATTTCAAACCTATCCCAGGATATGAAAGCACAGCCTACTATGCTCGAGATCGTAAACAGCAAGAGTATTATGGTGACCGAGATGAAATGGGTGCCCATGCTTTTAACATTGCCCAGATGATGATTGATAAATTTGGGTGGAATCCAAAAGGTATCCGAGAATATATGGATGCTAAGGTAACAAAACGGATCCGTCCAAATGATTGGGAACGCTTTATGAAAGCGTTTGAATACAATCACAACCATCCAAAAGTCCGACAAATGAAGCGTAAAATAATGACCCAATTAGAATACGCCTGTATCGGCAAGCCATTTAAGACCACAAATCACTTGACATACTAAGATTTCTGCTGTATAATACATACATTACAGTAAATTCTTAGGAGCAAAAATGCGTCAACCTTGGCAAGTAATTTCTCTACTTGAAGCAGACAACAGTCGCTTGGTTAAAGAATCCATTATTAAAGAAGAACTAGACGCAGGTAACTCTACATTCTTTGAAGGCTGTAAACTTGCACTTGACTCAATGATTACATTTGGTGTCAAGAAAGTTCCAACACACAGTGGCCCAGATGGTCAAGGCTTGCCTTGGAATGTGTTTACTGAACTTGCAAGTAAACTTCAAAAGCGTGAACTAACAGGCAATGACGCAAAGACGGCGATTGAATTGTGTCTTGCTATTGCTACAAAAGCAGAATGGAATGATTGGTACCGCCGTATTCTTATCAAAGACATGCGAGCTGGATTTAGCGAAGCCACCGTTAACAAAGTTGTAGGTAAGAACCATGCACAATATTCTATTCCTGTTTTCAGTTGCCAGCTTGCTCATGATAGTGCTAATCATGAAGGAAAGGTTGCAGGGAAGAAACTTATTGAAGTCAAACTCGATGGCGTTCGCGTTATTACGATTGTTCGTGCTGATGGCCGGGTTGATATGTTTAGCCGAAATGGTAAAGAGCTGGTCAATTTTCCACACATTGTAGAACAGATTAGTGCTGTAGTTAAGAAGCATGGCTCTAGTCAAAATATGGATGTTGTACTAGACGGCGAAATTATGTCGTCCAGTTTCCAAGACTTAATGAAACAAGTACACCGCAAGGACAATGTAGAAGCAGGTGATGCTATCCTTAATTTGTTTGATGTTATTCCATTAGCAGATTTTGAAAAAGGTTTCTGGGATAAAGATCAATCAACACGCAGTGACATGGTTTACTACTGGCACAAGACTTACAAAGACATGTTGCCTAATGTTACTGTAGTCGGACACGAACTTGTTGATTTGGACACAGATGCTGGACAGAAGCGTTATAAAGAAATTAATAGTAGTGCCATTGCTGGGGGATACGAAGGCATTATGCTTAAAGATCCAGAAGCAGGTTATGAGTGTAAGCGTTCAGTAGCATGGTTGAAGTTGAAGCCGTTCATTGAAGTGTCTTTGACAGTAACAGCAATTGAAGAAGGCACTGGTCGTAATGTAGGTAAGTTAGGCGCACTAGTATGTGAGGGTGAAGATGACGGAAAGTCTATACGGGTCAATGTTGGTAGCGGGTTCACTGATAGCAACCGGGATGATTATTGGAAGGATCGTAATGCGGTGGTTGGGAAGATCGTTGAAGTACGAGCCGACGCCATTACACAGAATCAAGACGGTAGTTACTCTTTGCGCTTTCCACGGTTTCTCCATTTCAGAGGCTTTAAAGATGGCGAGAAAATTTGATATCAAACGAAGTATGCACAAAGACATGCTCTACGGTGCATTGCTAGAACTTGTAAAAAATCAGCGTGTTTGGCATGAAAGTAGTGTAAGTCCAGAGTACAGCCACTTGACAGAAGATGGCAAGGATGCTATAATCCATGTAGTTGAAGACATGTTTAGGGGTCTTCAAACTATACACAAACAAGAAGTTAAAGAAGAGGCTAAGAGGCAGACCATGGAAGCAATGAAGTGAAACTGGTAAGAAACATTGTGATCGGGTGGCTAATTGTAGTTACTCTGTTGATTTGGTTGTTTATTAGCAAATCAAAGCCTACAACAGAAACAAGGGCGTTCTGTGCTTACGGTAGAGTGTTTGTAGAGTTTGAAGAAAACGGTAAGGTGTGGGGATCATTAATGCTCGATTATTACGGTCATCCAATACCTTGCCGAGAAGGTGTTGAGCCAACAATTGAAAATAGTGTTTAAAGGAAAGATATGAACCCGTTTAGAGATCAAGAAAAGTTTATGAAGGCCTGTGATCAAACTACAGGCGGCGAGTTTGACCAGGAACAATTTAAAATGTATCTTGGTCTTATCGATGAAGAATATAAAGAACTCCAAGTTGCTGTAAATAATAACGATCAATTAGAAACGCTAGATGCTCTTATTGATATTCTAGTTGTTACTATTGGTGCTATCCATAGTATGGGTAGTGACGCAGAAGGTGCGTGGAAAGAAGTCATGCAAACTAACTTTGCCAAGATCGATAAAGATACTGGCAAAGTTCGTAAGCGTGAAGACGGGAAAGTTTTAAAACCAGTAGGTTGGGTGCCACCTAATCTTAAACCATTTGTATAAAGGAAAAATACTATGTTTGGACATAACTACACAGACGGTGGAATTATTAACTACCGTACTGCCGGGGAAGTAAATCAGGCAATGGGCCGTGTATATGGTTACATGGGTCTTGCTACATTAGTTAGTATGTTGGTTAGTTTCTTTGTTGGAACTAGCCCGGAGCTTGTGAAATTTTTCTTCACAGGCATAATGCACTATGTGGTAATTTTTGCACCACTATTAGCGGTGTTTGGAATTACTATTGCACTTAACTCTAACCCTCCAAAAGAAATTGCAATCGCTCTGTTAGCAGGATTTGCGGCTGTAATGGGTTTGAGTTTTGCTGTCATCTTTGCTGTCTACACTATGGGCAGTATTTTTAGTGCATTCATGGGTGCGTCTGTCTTGTTTGGCACTATGAGTTTCTACGGATACTTTACCAAGAAGAATCTAGACAGCCTTGGTAAATTTATGTTTGTTGGATTAATTGCTATTATCATTGCTAGTATCATCAATATCTTTATTGGTAGCTCAGTAATGCAAATGGTTATCAGTGCGTTAGCTATTATCATCTTTATGGGATTAGCCGCTTACGACACACAACAAATTCGAGAAATGATCAGTGAAGATTCAAGCCCGGCTGTTGAAGTTATCGGTGCGTTGACCTTGTACCTAGACTTTATTAACATCTTCTTGAGCTTGCTACAGTTGTTTGGGGATAAGAAGGACTGATGTATAGAGTTAAGTATTATCTAAGTGGAGGAACACTAGTCAGCAAAGTCTTTCCAAACTTCCACGAAGCAACAATGTTTTGCGTATACAAGGCCGGCTTCGGCCAAGTATATGCAATCGATTTGATTAAGGAATAAAAATGCGTAGTCACTACTGGACAATTAGTCCGTTTGCAGATTGGTTGCGTGGTACACCAAAACTTAAAATGGGTACTAGTGCAGAATGGAACAACTGGGAAGAGCAGGCTAAGTCTGCACATCCTGTCCGGTGGTGGATTGCAGAAGAAGGATTAGATTATGCTCAAAAAATTGTTTACTGGATTCCGGACAAACTTAATGATGTTAGATACTATATTAATAATCGTTGGGTCTCTAGGTCTCATAGTCTTACAGCTCATCCCCGAGACATTAAACCCGGTAGTTGGTCTGATCTTGGCAGTCGGTTCCTTCCTTGCCTTTTTAATGAGCTTGTTGATTTCGTTGAAATAGAACAGGCATGGCATCACTGCATTTGGAGTGACGAAGCTAAAACTAAGTTCAATGTGCCTTGGTATCGTAGTGGTTGGTTGCGCTGGCGTACCTGGCGTTGCCCAGAAGCTGGCTTAGAATATCTACGCTGGGCGGCCACTCTTACTAATGAAGAATTCCTTGAAGAAGGTGAGAAACACAAAGCAGAACCCACATACCAAGCTAAAGCCGCTAAGGAAATTATTGAGCTTTACACTTGGTGGACTGTTACTTATCGCAATCGTCCTGACCCTTACGATGCTAGCGGGTGGAGTGAATATTGCGAAGCTAGTCGTCAGGCCAACGGTGGAAGATTAAACTTCGGTGAACAAGATAATGCCGAACTTCGTAAAATGAGCAATAAGTCGCACAAGTTGCTTCGTAAAATCGAAGCCGCTTACGAAAAAGAAGACGAGCAAATGATGATTCGTCTAATTAAAATTCGTCAAAGTTTGTGGACATAGAGATACGGCAAAGAGGTAAGAAGTGGATGGCTGAAGTTTGGTCGGAAAATGCTCCGGCTAAATTTGGACAGCCTGAACCGTTTGCCGAAGAACAGTATGTAGAAATAAACAACTGGTGCTTAGATACACTCGGGTATCATGCTCGGACTGCGTATCACATCTTCGAATTTAAAAAGAAGTCGGACTTAGACTGGTTTTTGTTACGCTGGACATAATTACTATATGCCTAAAAAATATATTAAACTTGTCCATGCTGATCCTACAAATGCCGATTGGTTTGTAGTAAATTGGTGTCTCGGTAACACTTGTAACTATGCTTGTTCATATTGCCCTAAAGGGTTACATGACGGTAGCCAAGGTTGGCCGGCACTAGAAACAATACAAAACTTTATTCTTAAAGTTAAAGAACGCTTTGCTAATAAGAAACTATACTTTGAATTCACCGGTGGTGAAGTTACAGTCTACAAACATTTCTTAGAACTAGCACAGTTCTGTAAAGATCAAGATGTAAAGATTGGTCTAATATCAAACGGCTCTAGAACACAACGCTGGTGGGAAGAAAATAAACTACTGTTTGATCATGTATGTTTAAGTTTCCATCCTGAATTTGCAGATCCTGAACACTTTTTAAAAATACTAGGCACCGTACATAACGACATAAGAACGCATGTCAATGTTATGATGAGTCCTGAAAAGTTTGACGAGTGTTACAAACTTGCAGAGCGTGTAGTAGAATACTCAAACATATCATTGGCACTACAGCCGCTGATTGTTGATTTTGGTGATACGCTGTACAATTACACTGAAGAACAAAAGAAAGTGTTTGATACCCAACATCAAGTGTTTACACCTAAAATTAAGCATGATAAAGAAATGCGAACATATCGCGGTGCTATGAAGATGGTAAACTCTGCAGGGCAATTTAAAATTGCAGGCGCACACCAGTTTATTGCTAGGAATGCAAATGACTGGTCAGGTTGGAAATGTTATGCAGGACTTGAACAATTAATTGTAGACATGGACGGTACTGTACACAGAGGTTGGTGTAAGGTAGGCGGACCTATTGGCCGTATTGACGATCCTAACTTAACATTTCCAGATGAGCCAATAGTATGTAATAAAACAATGTGTCATTGTAACTTTGACATTATGTGTACTAAAGAAGAATGAGCAAGACTTTAATTTTACAAGGCGAGAGCGGAATAGCAGAAGCAAGCATTGAAGATCTTGTGTCGTCTAAACTTAATTCTTTTAAAGGATGGAACTGTTCTGCAGGAGTTGAAAACTTGTATATAGACTTTGATGGTTATATGTGGGTCGCTAACTGTGCAAGTTCAGATGCTAGGCTAAACTATGATATAAAGAGTGGTTTGCGGCCTTGGGGGTTTCGCGGTAATATACGAAAAGAATATGTACTACCTAAGACGGGAGTAGTATGCCCTTACAATAGTTGCGGGTGCGGTTCTGACATTGTTATTACAAAATGTAAAGACAGCCCTACAGAATTCTTAAAAGACAATTTTACCTACACATTAATACCTTTAAAAAATATCACTAGCCCGTCTGCATTAAAATTAAAAGTAAAAATACCAAAACAAGTATTATGGGATATTGGTAGGAGATGCAACTATAGCTGTAGTTATTGCTGGCCGGGAGTACATAACACTACTGATCCGCATAAGTCACTAGCATTGCTAACAAGAACAGCAGACAACATAATTGACAATTGGAGTGAAGGTAATCCTATCCGTTGGTACTTTGGTGGCGGTGAACCTACACTTAATCCAGACTTTGAACCGTTTGTTGAACATCTTGCTCAACGCAACCAACATGTAATGCTAGTATCCAATGGAAGTCAAGGCCCTAGTTATTGGGCTAAGAATGCAGACAACTATAACATATTAATTTTTAGTGCTCACTTTGAATTTATGAAGCCGGAATTGTTTACAAAAAACTTTTCCAAAGTGGTTGAAGTAATAAGAAATAATCCTACTCGATTAGAAAAAATAATTGTCAAATTAATGACTAAACCTGGAGAAATCCAACAGAGTATTAATTTTGCCGATAGCTTAAAAGCAGAAATTGGCTGGCACAACTTTGACGATAACAGTAAGCATCGGGTCCAATTTGATATGGTACCAATGCGTGATATTGTTGATGGTAGCCAATTGCGTTCGGACTACACACAAGAAGATTTGGACAAAGTATTCGAATTCAATCAGCAACAGCCCGGTTGACACAACCTATTGTTCGTGCTATAATAATACATATTAACAGTTAGGAGTGACTTAAATGGCTACAAAATCTGCAACCAAAACTCGTGTAACCAAAAAGCAAGTTATTGCCCACCGCACTAAGGCGGCTAAGGACTATAGCCCAACTTGGGATGGTTGCGAAACTTGGCCTGCTGATCAGTTCCATAAACACTTTCGAGTGGCAATGAACTACTATCGCCTTGAAGCAGACAGCAAGAGTTTCAAGCCTGCTGTAATTAAGTGGATGGAAAAAGTTGGTTGCACTAAAGCTGACATTGCCGCATTTAAGAAAACTAAAGACAACCGTTGCGGATCAACAATGGGTGCTATTGCATCTTGTTTGCTTCGCGGAATGACTCCTCAGCGAGCAGACTTCAACGAAGGTCGTGATACTGCTGAATGGTTGCGTAAACAAATTGTCGATGTGATTTCTCAAGGTAAAGATGACATCGACGAAGAAGCAGAAAAGGCTAAAGAAGCAGACAAGCCTGCAGTTTATACTCCGTCAATTCAAGAGCGTGTTCGTGAAGCCGCTTATCGTATGACTGAGGAAATCGAAAATGCGATTGAAAGTTTCCAAACAGATGCTGAGAACTTTGATCCAAAAGCATTTAAGGTTCTTAACTTGCTCAAGGCTGTAGAAGCCAAAGCCGCTCATGCTCGTATTATCAAAGACTTTTATAGCAAAGACTTGAATGAATTGCTTGAGCTTGCTAGCGGCAAAGCTGACGAACAGTTGCGTGAAGGTTACTCACACCGTAGCAAGAAGCAGATTAAAGCTCTAATTGCATTCTATCAAGAAGTTGACTCTGCTTGTACAATGCTTGCACAAGAAGCTAAGGTTAACCGCAAGCCTCGTGCTAAAAAGACAGTACCAGCAGAGAAGGTTGTTGCTAAACTTAAATTTAAGAAGAGTGACGAACCGTTGAAGCTGGTATCAGTTAGCCCTACAGATATCATTGGTGCAAAAGAGCTTTGGATCTATAACACTAAAACTCGTAAGCTAGGCAAGTATGTTGCATCTGAGTTTGCGGATTTAGGGGTTAAAGGCACAAGTCTTACAGGATTCGACGAGTTCAAGAGTATCTGTAAAACTATCCGCAAGCCAGAAGAAAAGCTCAAAGAGTTTAAAGCGGCGGGTAAGGTACAGTTGCGTAAGTTCCTAGAAGATATCAACGCTACAGACACTAAAATGAATGGTCGTCTCAACGAAGACACCATTCTACTCAAAGTAGCATAACCCAAAAGCGGCTTAAATGCCGCTTTTTTTTGGCTCAAGTAATGCTCACAGTCTAAGATAAATACTGGACGAGAGACTTATTATGAGCCAAATTTTCAATATTGAAGACGACAAGGTCGTTATTAACAAACTTAAAGTTGCACAAATAGAGGGCACAGTTAACCATACTGGCCAATTAATTGTAGCGGGTGCGGTTGATGTTAACAATAACCTAACTGTAACCGGTGTGCTAAGAGCCAGCAAAATTGTTACAGACAACGGATCCTACGCAGAGCCAGGTGTATACCGCAGTATGGAAGATGCTGGCATACAAAATACAGGTATGTTCTGGCACACAGATGCAAAATCTTACAAGTTAGTATATCAAGCTAACGGAACAATTTTTGCAGACACTAGTGTTAATCTAGCTAAAGATAAAGAATACAAGATTAACAACTCATTAGTAATTAATACAACAACAATTGGTGATACTGTTACAAACAGTAACTTAACTAAAGTTGGTGAGCTATTAACTTTAGATGTTCGCGGCGATGTAAAATTATCAAGTTTTGTCGAAGTAAATGCTGCATCTAAAACACTAACAGTTACTGGACTTTTAAAAGTAAAAGGCATTGAAGCCGAAACAATCAAAGCAAAAAACATCTTAACAGAAGACGGCTCAACATTAGAGTTTGGAAAATTTAAAGGTGCTGTAGATGCTGATGTCGTTAATAAAGGTTTGTCATGGCACATTGATTCTTTAAACTACAAACTAGCATACCAAGCAGGTGGTAACATCTTTACTGATGCTAACTTTAATATTCCTAAAGATAAATCATATCGTGTAAACAACATTCCTGTTATCCTTGCAGACAGGCTTGGCGATTCAATTGTAAGCAGTAACCTAAGACGATTAGGTAACTTAACTTCATTAACAGTTAATGGTAATGCTAACATTAGTCAATTTGCATTCTTTACTGACAGTCGTTTAGGCTTAGGTACTGATGTTCCAAATGCGCTTTTAAGTCTTGCAGAAAATGATGTAGAACTTGTGTTTGGAGCACCTACTCTTGGTAAAGGTAAGATTGGTACTCATACTAGTCATGACTTATCACTGGTTACAGACAACACTGATCGCATTATATTAAAAAGTAATGGTGAGGTACATATTGGAAACGAAAGTACCCGTAACGGTATCCTAAGAGTGTTCGGCGAACTTCATGCTGATAAAGTTGTTAGCGATACACGACTAACTAGATCAACTCCGTTAGAGTTTGCGGAAACTCCAGATAACCCTGTATATGGTATGGGCTTGCTATGGTCTAGTCCTAGAGGTCCTAAGCAATTTATGTTAATGAATGGTCCTGATAGAATTTGGTCAACTGAATCTATCGATCTTGCTAAAACAAAAGTATTCAGCATAAACAAGCAGACGGTTATCACAGAAACCGCACTCGGCGACTCAGTGGTAGAATCAAAATTAACTACACTAGGCGCACTAAAGACACTAAGCGTACAAGGCGCATCTGAATTTTCAGGAGAGCTTAACGCTAATAAGATTTTATCTAGCAGCATTGCTGTAAAAGATGATGTTAATACTTTAACATTTACACCAACTGGTGTTAATCCAACTAGTTCATTCAATGTTGGATTTTACGGATTTAACCGCTTACAAATTACAAAAGATACTTTTGGTATTGGCAACAAGTTAGATCCAGCAAAGATTATTAATGTTTACGGAAAACTAAGCGTTGGTGTTAACAACCCAGACGCAGATGTTGACTTAACTGTAAAAGGCCCTGCAAGGATTGATGGTAAGAAATTTATCACTGGGTCCGAAGTACCTACCCAAGGTTCATTCCAAGTAGGTGATATCTGTTGGAATACCAAACCACAAGTTCACAGTTATGTAGGTTGGGTTTGTGTAGTAACTGGTACTCCAGGACAATGGGAACCATTTGGCGGTATTGGACGCCAATAACATTGACATTAATATCAAATACTGTATAATTACAGTATGCGGCCTTAGACGCTCATCCCGCATTATAAATTCTGCGTGTCATTGCTTAATGGAGATTAACAATGGCAAAAATCACAGCAACTCGCTATCACGACTTTTCAACAGGTCATCGTGTTTACGGACACGAATCAAAGTGCGCCCATTTACATGGCCACAACTATAGAATCCATTTAACAGTGGAAGCAGACGAACTCGATTCAGTCGGGCGTGTTATGGACTTTTCCGCAATTAAAGAACGACTGGGCTACTGGCTAGAGGAAGAATGGGATCACAAATTTCTTGTTTGGGATAAAGATCCTTTGGCAAAAACATTGCCTTTAGCAGACCCAGAAGGTGTAGTAGTAGTAGACTTTAATCCAACCGCAGAAAATATGGGACAGTATTTAATTGACGAAATAGGTCCTAGACAATTAGATGGCACTGGTGTTAAACTAGTATCAGTTAATATTGAAGAAACAAGAAAATGCAATGTAACCGTAGGAATATAAATGACAACAATAATTGATCCAAAACCAATCACATACAAATATACAAGTACAAAAGAATATCACGACGCATTTCCCTGCGCTTATCGCCAATGGCGAGCTGATAGTCATTGTAATCTAATTCACGGCTATTCATTTAGTATGAAATTTTACTTTGGCACCAACGATTTAGATGTCCGTAATTGGGCTGCTGACTACGGTGGTCTTAAAGAACTAAAGAAAACATTAGAAGATCAATTTGACCACACACTTATTGTAGCCGCTGATGATCCAGAAATGGAAACATATAAGCTGTTAGTAGAAAAGAAAATGGCTAAGGTAGTGGTACTACCAAGACTAGGTTGTGAAGGTCTTAGCGATATGCTTTACAAATATGTTAACGGTGTTTACATTCCAGAAATGTGGGGCCCAGGCGAAGCAGCAAGACTATGGTGCTATCGTGTAGAAGTTAGAGAAACACAAAGCAATATGGCTTTCCGTGAAGGTCATCGTGAATGGAACGAGGATTTGTTTGCATGAACGATAAACAATGGCTAGAGCGTGTAAGTATTGCATATAAGGCTTATACAAAAGAAGTAGGCCCTAGCTATCCTATTGAACATTTTATCAATTGGATGTACAAGCAATATGGCATTGTAGTACCGAAAGATGATAAACAATAAAGTTTGGCGACTTTGGGCTAAAGCATTAGGAGAAAAAGCAGGTAATTCGGACGCAGAAGCGGACCGAATTGCTTGCATTCGTACTTGTATTGTGTTAACATACATTATCACTAACATTTTTATTGTGGCAGGAGTAATCCGTCACTGGTAAGGCACAAATGGGCAAAATAGGCTTCGCATGTAAATGGATCGATCATCCTGAACAAGTTAATGGCATCGGCGCCAAAGACGATGCAAAACAATACAATACTAGCACAACTACCGTAGCTTGGTTAAATAGACAATCAAGAGATGTCGCGGAGCAAAAACTATGGGACCTAATGGTAGGCAATATCGAAGCAACTCGCAAGTTGGTAGAGCGTGTTAGCCAGCTTCCTGAACCTTTGCGTATGGTACGCTTGTCTAGCGACATTCTGCCTGTTTATACTCACGACGATTATGCTAGTTATTGGCGCGAACCTTCTGTTGTATCATACGCCGAAACCAACTTTAAACGAGTGGGTGATATTGCTAGAGCTCACGGTGTTCGACTTAGTATGCATCCTGGTCAGTTTACAGTTTTGGCATCTAGCAACCCCGGTATTGTCAACCGGTCAATAGAGGAATTTGAATATCATGCGGATATGGCTCGTTGGATGGGTTACGGCAAGTCCTTTCAGGACTTCAAGATCAATGTCCACATCTCCGGTAAAGAAGGTCCAGCCGGTATCCGCAGTGCCTACGCAAAATTATCGCCAGAAGCAAGAAACTGTATTACTATCGAAAACGAAGAAAACGCATGGGGATTAAATGACTGTTTATCTATTAGCGATATCGTTCCTATTGTGCTCGATATACATCACCATTGGATCCGTGAAGGGGAATACATCTCTGCGGACGATCCTCGCATTAGCCGTGTTGTGGATAGTTGGCGCGGTGTGCGCCCTACACTTCATTATTCAGTTAGTCGTGAAGATTATCTTGTGGACCATGACCGGCTTACCGCACCTGTTCATGCCCAGCTCCTTCTAGACGGATATAAAAAGCAAAAGCTCAGAGCGCACTCTGATTTTTATTGGAATAAAAAATCTAACGAATGGGCTCTGAGCTTTGCAGGCACGCACGATATCATGTGCGAATCCAAAGGTAAAAACTTAGCTAGCTATGCTCTATACGAGCAAGCAATAGAACTAGGTATTATGCCTGTGGCTTAGCTTTAGGCTTGCGTGGCTTTTTAGCTTTTGGTGCAGCTGGCTTTTTAGCAGCTGGTGCCTTTTTAGCTTTGGCTGGTTTAGCAGGCTTTTCAGCAACAACTTCAACAGCGCCGGCACCTTCAACAGCAACAGCTGGTTGTGGTGCTGCTTCTGCGGTTGGAGTTTCAACCTTGTATGGTGCTGCTTCTGCTGGCTTACCGCCAAATAGTTTTTTCAATAATCCTAACATTTTATGTGTCTCCTTAGGTTTTTTATTTATAATAAAAAAACCCATTATTATAAAAATGTCAAGCGCCAATTTGCCTGTAGCCACATTGGCTGTGCCACTTGAAAACTGAGAAAGCAGTGGCTTAAGGATCCTTGGATGCCCAGTTGACCGCTTGACCGTGTTATTTATAGCTAAATATCATTATGTATAACTTTATCAGATATGTTTCATTAAATGAAGGCAAAGCACCTAAAACTTTAACACAGACAGCGTTACCGTACGACCGTAATGAGTTAGGTAAAAGTTTAAGTAAACAGTCATTAGATTACCATTATGGTAAGTTATATAAAGCCTATGTTGACCGGTTTAATAACGGAGAAGGCGATGCAGACTTTAATGAAGCAGGTGCATTCTTACACGATCTGTACTTTACACAATTTCAAAAGCCAACAAATTCTAATGCTCCTAGCGGTTCAGCAAGTGAACTTATTACTAAACATTTTAAGACTTTTGACAAGTTTAAAGAAGCATTTGCTAAAGAAGCGATGGCAATTCAAGGTAGCGGATGGGTATACTTGGCAAAAGATGGAAAAATAAAGACTATAAAGAACCACGATATTAAGTTTGATATTGTATTGCTTATTGATTGGTGGGAACACGCTTGGGCATTAGACTATCAAGCAGACAAGAAGAAGTACTTAGAAAACCAATGGAAAATCATCAATTGGAATGTAATTAGTGCTAGAGCAGGATTAGCTGAGTAAAACTACACTACATTCACTTATAAGCGTCTTAGGACGCTTTTTTCTTGGCTGCAAGTCTTATAAAATGCTATTGATAAATATCACATAAGGACTGATTATGATCACAATTTCACCATCAGCAAAGATAAAAATACAAGACTTGCTAGCAGAAGAAAACAACCAAAACTTGTGCCTACGCACCTTTGTTCAAGGTGGCGGTTGTGCAGGGTTTAGCTATGGATTTACATTTGACAGTGAGAAGAACGAAGACGATTTTGAAGTGCCGTGCGGTGCGTGGAAAGTGTTAGTAGACGCTATGAGTATGCAATACCTGCAAGGCGCAGAAATAGATTACAAAGAAGACCTCATGGGCTCAAGTTTTACAATTAAAAATCCCAACGCGGCTAACACATGCGGTTGCGGTAGCAGCTTTGGGGTTTAAAACAATATGGCAAAACAGATAATTGATATTGGTGTACAAGGTAATGACGGTACCGGTGATGGTATCCGTGAGTCGTTTAAGAAAGTAAATGAAAACTTTAACGAAATCTATACAGTTTTAGGTATAGACGGAACTATTCCATTTACAAAACTTTCTGACGCTCCTACCGACTATGACTCAAATCAAATAATTATTGCAAACAATGAAGGCAATAGATTAACAGCAAGAGACCTTGTTGCAGGTACAGGTATCGATATCGATGCATCTTCAGACTCTGAAGTTATTATTACAGCATCTAATCCTACTCCTACACTAGAAGGTCCGATTAATGCAGATGGATTTGCTCTCGGTAACTTGCCAGATCCAACACAAGAAATTGTCGATGCCTTTAATGCAATTTACGGGCCGCTTGGAATTACAATTCCAAATGTAAACTCGCTAGCAATGACTCGCGGGTATGCTGATAGTAACTATTTGCCCATTAGTGGCTCGGCTACTCAAGAAGGTACACTTACAGCTACTAATTTAGAAGTAACTGATTCAATAGATGTAAATTCAAACCAAATTAAAAATGTTGGCGAGCCAGTTGACGACCAAGATGCTGCTACAAAATTCTATGTGGATAACTCTGCATTTGCTAGCGAAATTAATTTCTTTGTATCTACAAGTGGTGACGATAGTCAAACTAATTCACCGTCTGGAAAAGAAGGTCGTAGCTTATCTCATTCATTTAGATCAATTCGTGCAGCCTGTGAAGCTGCTGAACAATTAATTGCACAGTCTGTAAAAGAACCTAATTCTTTCAAACAACTAATAACTTACGACAATGGATCGGGTACTAATTTCTCTACTGTTTCAACAGCAGAATTTATTAATGGCAATGCTACTGTAGTTGGTTACACTAATGCTTACTGGTTATTAGAGCACAATAAGAATTTTTTAATTGCAGAGCTTACAGCGTATGTTGCTGAGGTGTATAGTGCCTTTCCATATAACGCATTAGAATATCAAGCTGTTATTGGAAATCTTGTAAACGGATTATTAATTGATCTAATTACAGGTGGCACATACCAATCTATCCATGCTGCCAAAGATCAATACTATGATGTAAAGGTAAAAGCTGAAGACCATGCTGACCAAGTTACTAATAGCATTGGCGCAATTAATTATTTTAAAACTGTAGTCTTACAAGTTCTTAATAATGTTACAACAACTAGATACCAAACTTCGGTTGTTCAAGTAACTGATTTATCTAAAGTATCATCTGTACCTGCTAAGAATAGCGTAGACAGCAATCTTAATACATTTATTAGTATTATAACCAATGGTGCTAACTCAGCGCCAGACTATACTTTTGGCACCGGTGTATATCGAGTTAGAATTAATAATGGCGAAGCTGTTTCTGTTATGCAGGGCGATCCTGCTAACTGTGAAATAATTCCAGGCAAAGTATTAAAAGGAATTATTACATCTGCTGTTGCTGATATTGTATCATATACACAAGGCGACTTTCCTGTTACCGGAGAGGCTTATGATACATTTACATTACATTTAACAAAACCAGTATTCTTTGAGGCAGGCGAAACTATTGAATTTGCTCACGGCGCTCCATCATTAGGTATTACTATCTATGTTGAATCAGGAGTATATGAGGAAGACTTTCCAATTCGTGTTCCGGCCAATGTATCAATTATAGGCGATGATAAAGAAAGAACTATCATCCGTCCACTAGATCGTATTAGTGAAAGCGGTCTAACTCAAGTATACTTTTTTAGAAATATTACAGTAGATACACTACCGTTTACTTCTGCTAATCATGGTCGTCATTACCTAACAGATATTGCAGATGAATCTAGTGCAGCTAAAAATAATAACGACATTGATGTATTTTTATTAAACGATTCAAGTGTAATTAAAAACTTAACAGTTGATCGCTATAATGCGTTTGCGGCAGTATTAGACCCCGCTGGTAATATTGTTAATAGTTTGCCTGAAATATCAAATTGTATACTCATAAGTGCAAGTTCCAACGAGCATAATATTCGTGGTGGTGCATTTGTTGACGGTTATGCTGGTAGACTAAGAGGCACAGTTGCATCTGTAACTAACAGCGGTAAAACTATTGCACTAACTGGCGGTTATGGGTTACAGTCTAGAGAACCGCATGTTCCTAGTTCATTCTTTGAAGGCGGAGTAGAATACAAAGTAATTGGCATTACCGCATATACACCTAGTTCAGGTAACACTACAATTACATTAGATCCGGCAACTCCGTATTCAGGATCTGTTGGTACTGTTATTACTTTAGAGGCAGCTGGATATACTGGAATACAAGTAACTAATACTACAATTAAATCAGACTTAGGTTATGGTGTATTAGCAACAAATACTGGTTCAGCTGATTTAGAAAATGTTAAAACAGAATTCTGTCATGTAGGTTTTTATACACTATATGGCGGCCAAATTCGTTCAAACCTAAGTACAAACACTTTTGGTGACTATGGTTTAAGATCATATGGTTACAATTTAAATCGCACACCAGCAACTGTAGCAACTACTGAAGATTTGTCACAAGGTGTAACAGCGTACACAACTGGCTCATATACTAATGCAGAAGGTGACATATCAGTATATGTTACCAGCTATACCTATTTGCCAAGAGGTCAGTCTGAGATTGAAATTGTAGAAGGCACAACTGTAAAAAGATATTTTATAACCAATGTTGAAGAAGGCGGAACTTTACCTGTTGGCGTTGCAAAATTAAATCTTGGACAGTATCAAAACAACTTATCGCCGGATTTTGCCCTAGCGGCAACTATTCCAAATGGCACACCAATGACTGTTAGATGTCTTGGTTCTATTAATTTTAGTGTAACTACAGAACTTGCTGAAGATGAATCACTAGTATTTGCCGATAGTACTGATTTAACTTATAGAATTATTAGCGTTGACAATTCTGTTGCTGGATATTCTTTAGCAAATCTTAGAGAACATTACAGTTACATTGATGTGACTAGTTTCATATCACAACCTGCTACTCATGGTACAATAGGCGATACTAAAATTGCTGTTTATAATTTATCTACCGCTGATAGAACTAGAATCATAGGCTACCAGTTTGGATGGAAGGGAACTATTCATACTGTTACAAGTTTTGATACTCCCACAGTTACCGGAGCACTCTACGGTCGATTAAACTTTTCTCCTGCTCTAACAGCAAACATCACTGGATTTAGTAGCCCTGTAGTATTAAGAGCAGGGCCAGTTGCAGGCGCATCAGCTAATGTTATAACCGACATGAGTGTGTGTTATGCTATTAACCATTCCTTTGTTGACATCGGCGGCGGCGGCATTAATGCTTCTAACTATCCTAAAAAACTAAATGGAGTACCAGCAGGTACTGTTTCTCAAGATAAAGAAGTTTTAGAACAAGCGTCAGGTGTTGTAATTTATACAACAACAGACCAAGACGGTGTATTTAGAGTTGGTAGATATTTTAGTGTTGATCAAAACACTGGTACTATTTCTATCTCAGGATCAGCCGCATTAAGCAATCTTGATGGCCTAGGATTTAAGCGCGGTGTTGTAATTAACGAGTTTTCAACAGATGATTCAATGACCGCTAACGCTGTTGATATTGTACCTACGCAATCTGCTGTTAGAAATTATGTAGACCGTAGATTAGGTAAAACTCAAACAGGCAGTACAGTTTCTGCTGGTAGACTAATTGGCCCAGGATACTTACCATTAGACGGTAGCCTTCCTATGAAGGGCAACTTAAACCTAAGTGGTAATCGAGGAGTTAACTTCGATGCTCCTGAAACATTATCAGATGCTGCTAACAAATATTATGTTGACTATGTTAACTGGACTTACAGACGACTAAGCAGACTAGAAGATGTTCATTTAGATTTAAACACTACCATAACTGGGCCAATATCATATCAGTCAAAGATTTCAAATGGCGGTAGCTGGTTAGTAACATTTACATTCCCAGGACAGCCAACGCATCCGGTTGGTACATTGTTTATAGTTGAAAATGTTCGACCGCTAGCATACAACGGTGTGTTTACATCAACAGCAAGATCACTGACTAGTGTAACTTTAAGTTACAGTAGTGATCCTGGAGTATTCTCAAACGGTGTATTACCAGACGGCATTAAATTAACAGCAGTCACTAGCAATGCAGATATGCTAGTCTATAACGGTCATACTAGTATGTGGAACAACGCTACTATGACTGGTGACGGAGTTTTAACATACGACAACGGGTTGTTAAGATTTATTATTCCGCCAAGCACAGTTACTCGCCAACAAATGGCAAATATGAGTACTGCTAAAGTTTTAGGTAATGTTAGCGGTGCAAGTACATATCCTCAAGAAGTTAGTTTAAGTACAGTAGTAACTAAAGGGTTTGATTCAATTGTATCAACTTCTGGTGCATTAACTGTTACAGTTGGTACTAATAATACATATTCGTCAACACCTATTTCAACAGTTAGTGCAGCAAATAGTCTTGTAAAAACAACAGCAACTGGTGCTATTAATACTAGAAAGATTACTACTGGACTAGCAACTACTACTGGTACTATTACAGGTAAGTGGGGCTTAACAGCTGGTTCGCAATTAAATGCTACCTATGCTGACTTGGCAGAATACTATTCTTCAGATGCAGAATACGAGCCCGGAACTGTAGTTGTGTTTGGCGGTGCTGCTGAAACAACTACTACTAAGATTGTTAACGACACTAGATTAGCTGGGGTTGTTACTACAGATCCTGCGTATGTAATGAACGAAGGATTAACTGGTACTAGAGTGTGTATAGCATTGCAGGGTCGTGTACCTTGTAAAGTATTAGGTAGAATTAAAAAAGGCGATATGCTAACAACTAGTGCAACTGCCGGGTACGCTGTAAAAGCGTTAAACCCAACATTGGGTGCAATTATCGGAAAAGCACTAGAAGATAAAGAAGATGGCAACTTAGGGGTTATCGAAGTAGCAGTAGGCAGAACATAAAATTAGTGGTAAATATAGCATCAAGGACGAAACATGCTTACTGTTTGGACACAATCTACTGGCTTTAACCTTGGCGTATATCAGGAGCGAGAAGAGCTAGATCTTAGCTTACCTGTTGTATCAGATCCGAGTGTTTCATATTCAGTTATTTCTGGGAAATTACCAGCTGGGGTACGGTTAATTGACGACCGCTTAGTTGGTATTCCGCACGAGGTTCCTAGACCAAGAACTTCAACATTTTGTATAAGAGCTAGTTCAAACGGCGAAATTAGCGATCGCGTGTTTACTATGACTGTTGCAGGCGCAGACAGTCCGCTAATAACTTCAAATGCTGGTTACTTACCTGTTGGTGTTTTACCGCCAGTTAATGTATACCCAATACACCCATTTGATGATTACTTAACACAGTTATATGCTCTAGATAATTCATGGATCAATTATCAGATAGAAGCAATTGATGACGATCTTTCAACCGGGCAACAATTAAGTTTCTTCATCGGTAGCGGAGACGGTGAGTTACCTCCCGGACTAACATTAAGTAGAACTGGTTTAATATCTGGTTTTATACAAGCGGTACTAAGTATCAAACCTAAAGAAGGTGACGGTACTTATGATGATACTTATTACGATACTGTATTGTACGATTACGGGCGCAAGCCATTTAACGGATATGATACCTATCGATATGACACAGCGTTCTTTGATTTCATTACTCCATTTATAGCTAAAGAAAAACTTAATCGCAGATACGAATTTTATGTTTCAGTAACTGACGGTGATACTGTTAGCAAAAAGAAATTTGGTATATTTGTAGTTGGGGATGATTATTTCCGTGCAGACAACACTGAAGCAGACTTTGGCTTATTCACAGCCGATGTGACCTATCTAAGAGAACCAATCTGGATCACTCCATCGGACTTAGGTGTTTATCGAGCTAACAATTATATCACTTTAGTAATTGAAACTTTTAATGCCTATGACACCGGCAATATACAATACGACATTGATAGCTTAGATAATCTACCGCCTGGATTAGAATTTAATCCACGCACTGGAGATGTTTATGGTGTTGTACCGTATCAAGCAGGTTTAATTAAATCGTATTCTTGGACTATAACAGCGACTCGATATGGTACTAACCACGATGAAACTTCATCTAGTAGATCATTTAGTGTAAAAATTATTGGTGAAGTTGATAGCTTTATTTCGTGGGTAACTGATGCACACATTGGAACTATTAGAGCTAATAGACTTTCTACTTTACAAATAGAAGCAACTACTACAGTACCTGATGCAGAAGTAATTTATAATTTAATTAGCGGTGAGTTACCGCCAGGCTTGGCACTTACACCTGACGGCAAAATTGCAGGCAAGGTCCGTCAGTTCCCAGATAGCATCTATCCAGGTCTTACAACTATTGACGGTAGTGATTTTACACTAGACAGCGGTGAAACAATCATTGATAGAACTTATACATTTACTGTTGAAGCTAGCGACCAATACGGTTACGCATACAACACTAAGACATTTACACTTTCTGTCGATGCGTTCGATGACAAGCAATACAGCAACATTTATATTAGACCGTTAGTTAAACAATCTCAACGACAAGTATGGAATCAGTTTATTGAAGATAATACAATTTTTGATCTAGACTATTTGTATCGTCCGTTAGATCCAAACTATGGTGTAAGAAAAGATATGCGAGTGTTAGTTTATGCAGGTATTGAAACAACAACCGCGGCATCTTATGTTACAGCAATGGCAATGTCAAACGAAACTAAAAAGTTAAAGTTCGGTGATGTTAAAAAAGCATCAGCAATAGATAAATTAACTGGTGCTGTTTTATACGAAGTTGTTTACATTACAGTTATAGATCCGTTAGAAGTTAACGGAAAGTATATTAAGAATACCGAAAATAATTATGCTAACAGTATTACAAATTGGCGCAAGACAATTGAAACTGTGGGCGATTTAGAAAGAACATATCTACCGCAATGGATGAGTAGCATACAGCCCGGATCATTATTTGAGCTCGATTATGTGCTAGCCATGCCAATTTGCTTCTGTAATCCAGGATCAGCAGACGATATGATTCTAAACATTAAGCACAGTGACTTCGATTTTAAATCTATCGACTTCACTGTAGATCGATATATAATTGACGCAGTGACCGGCAATAATAGCGATAAATATCTTGCATTCACTAAGGACAGGACAACAGTATGACCAGCCAGATTACCACATCAACAATTGATGCTACTTACCCAGTAGCAGGACAGGACAATAATAGTCAAGGATTCCGTGACAATTTCAACTCGATTAAAACAGCATTCTCAGTTGCAAAAAGCGAAATCACTGATTTACAAAATAATTCAGCAAAATTAAACACTGACAATAATTTTAACGGTGTCTTAATTGACAACGCCGAAGTTAGCCGTTTGTACAACATTACTAAAGACGCTGGCACAATTACACAAAATACTAATGTTACTATCGCCGATGGTACTTTACAGACTTTTGTTTTAGGTGCTGATGTTACTTTAACTTTTGCAGGATGGCCTGATGCAGGACATTTTGGACAAGTAAGATTACATCTTAAAGGTGACGGCGTGTCTATTAGAACTTGTACTATTAGTACAGAAAATAACGGTACTGTAATTGCTGAAGCATCAGTAACTACACCAGTTAGCTTACCAACTACTCAAGTTGAAAAAGTGTTTGAAGCGTGGACATACGATGCTGGCGGTACTGTTTACTTGAGATACTTAGGCGAATACTAATGCACCCGTTAGTAGACTTATCTACTTTGAAGGATCCGGACCTTCAAAACCGTATTTCTGAGTTAACCAGAAAATATTTTATGACAACTAACTCAGAGGTCAAAATGCAGATTGCTAATGTTTTGGATATGTACAACGCAGAAGTCGAAGTACGCAGCGCCAAACAATGGGAAGATGCACAGAAAAACCAGGACAATGGGCTTGACAAATTGATTAATATCAGTTAAACTCAAGCAATGAATGTAGACAAGTTTGGTAATCCTATTTTTAATGAACAAGATCTGTTTGATATCCTTTATAAGGGTCAAACAGATTTTCTTTCTGAGCTAACAGTTGAGCCAAGCACTGAAATTTCTAATTTAGAAACTATATCAGAAATTACATTTAAAAAATATAACAACGACTTAGACTCAATTAGTATTGCAGACTATGATCAAGCATTACAATCCGATTGGTTCATGCCAGACGAGTACAAAACATTAGACATTGAAAAATGGCTATTTGAGCAGGCGCCACCTTGGGATCCAGAAGCAACTAGATTGCAAGAAGAGCTTGCTGAGTTTAAAGCTCGAAATATGATTGATTTGCTTAGGTGGTTAAAATACTTTGTTGACACTTGTACAAAAGAGCAAGTGTTGTGGGGGCTAGGACGAGGATCAAGTGTAGCAAGTTATGTGCTATACTTAATCGGAGTACACAGCATAGATCCTATCAAATATAATTTAGACTGGCGTGAATTCCTGAGATAAGTAGTATTATAATCGAGGAGATTAATATGGCAATGAAAGAACAACAGCGTCAAACTTATCGCTCAATGCAGGGCAAAGAAATTGACATGGGTAAACTAGCTTTACAAAACGAGATGACAGTTGCCGTGGGTAATGTAAAAGTTAACGCTCGCGGTGATGAATTAGGCCCAGGTGGCAGAATTGTCCGTACAAGAGAAGATGTATTAAAATCGTATGAAAGTGCGAATCAAAATTCTGTTCCGGACGAAGTTACACCTAGAAGAAAGGCCTAACAATGAATGTAGTTCAGGGTAAACTAAAACCACTCCGTGATAATGTTTTAATTACGGATATGAGTTTTGATGAACAGAAAACGGCTAGCGGAATTATCCTCCGCAGTGATGATGGAAAAACTGAAGGTATTAAACCTCGGTGGGGTCGTGTTTGGGCAATTGGTCCAGAACAAATTGATGTTAAAGTCGGTGAATGGATTTTAATTGAACACGGTCGTTGGACCCGCGGTGTAACCGTTGAAGATGAAAACGGTGATGAGATTATCATTAGGCGTGTAGACACTAAAGCAATTTTACTGTCAGCAGATGATAAGCCAAACGATATTATGTTTGGTGCTCATGCTACTCCGTCACACGGGTCTGTACACAACCCACAAGACTTCGTCAATCTATAAACTTTGAGTAACAGGGCTCTTGACAAGCCCTGTCCTCTCCTTTATAATATAAAAAAGGAGAACCTTATGAGTACACATAGCGAAGCATTAGAAGATATTAAAAAAGCAAAAGAAGCATTAGATTCTATCCGTCCAGAGCAAGGAATTAAGCATCCAGATGCCAAAAAGCATTTATATGTTAGCCTTGCTAAAAGTTTTATCCGTATTACGGCAGGTGTCTGTTTAGTAGTTGGATTCCCAATATGGTGCGGTGTAGGTCTTATTGTCGCTGAGGCATTAGGCATTGTAGAGGAACTAGTATGAAAGAATTGTGGGTAGAGAAGTATCGCCCTAGCAAAATTGACGGTTATGTTTTTAGAGATAACCATCAAAAGGAACAAGTACAAAGCTGGATTAAACAAGGCACTATACCACACTTGTTGTTTAGTGGTAATGCAGGTATTGGTAAGACAACACTTGCTAAGATCTTGTTTAATGAACTAGATGTTAATCCGTTAGACATTTTAGAGATTAACGCTTCACGCACTAACTCAGTTGAAGATGTTCGTGATAAGATTGTTAACTTTGTCCAAATGATCCCGTTTGGAGACTTTAAGGTAGTACTATTAGATGAAGCAGATTATTTGTCTCCCAACGCTCAAGCGGCGCTTCGCGGGGTTATGGAGGAATACCATACTACTGCTAGGTTTATCCTCACTTGCAATTATCCTAATAGAATTATTCCTGCCCTACACAGTAGATGTCAGGGTTTTCATATTGAGCGTGTTGATGTTACTGAGTTCACTGCTCGTGTTGCTACGATTTTGGTAGAAGAAAATATCGAGTTCGATCTCGATACACTTGATACATTTGTCAAGGCAACTTACCCAGACTTGCGTAAATGTATTAATACTGTGCAGATGAATAGTTTAGATGGAAAATTGCACACTCCAGAAAAGGGTGATACCGGTGAAGCAGATTACAAACTTGAAATGGTCCAGCTATTCAAAGCGGGCAAAATTAGCGAGGCCCGTAAACTCGTCTGCGGTCAGGCTCGCCCAGAGGAGATGGAAGAGATTTATAGATGGCTGTATGATAACATCACCATCTTTGGAGACGAACAGACTCAAGACAAAGCTATTCTCATTATCAAGCAAGGTCTTGTTGATCACACACTGGTCAGCGATCCAGAGATTAACCTCGCAGCAACGCTCATCAGACTAGCACATCTATGAAAACAAAGTTAAAAGCCGCCTATATGGAAACCGCAGAAACATTTGCGGAACTAAGTCATGCCCGAAGACTCCATGTAGGTGCTATCATTGTTAAGGACGATAGGATTATTTCAATCGGCTACAATGGTATGCCGGCAGGCTGGGATAACAACTGCGAATTTGAAATATATGAAGAAAATGGTGACGACGAACCTGAAGTTATTTTAAAAACTAGACCGGAGGTATTACATGCTGAAACAAATGCAATCGCTAAGTTGGCTAGAAGTACTGAGTCTGGGCTCAATGCTACTATGTTTATTACTCATAGTCCTTGCCTTGATTGTGCCAAGCTCATTTATCAAAGTGGCATTAATGTTGTCTATTATCGTGATGCTTATCGTAACGAAGATGGAGTACAATTCCTCAAACAATCGGGAATACAAGTAGAGCAAATAGAAAAGGACTCCTAAGAGTCCTTTTTTTATGAGTAGTTAATCACCGTATACTTTTAACACCTCCCGAACAGCATCGTGTCGTTCAATATCTCTATGATCGAACTCAATAATATCAATGTGTTTTAAATTTTTTCCTGTGAGTAAATTGCAGAAATCAATTAAACCATTGTCATTCATTCTGTCTGCCTGGGCTAAATCTCCTGTCACTACCATTTTGGATCCTTCGCCAAGTCGTGTTAGTAGCATCTTCATTTGATTTACTGTTGTGTTCTGACATTCGTCTGCGACGATGTATGCGTTTTTAAATGTGCGGCCACGCATATACGCAAGTGGGCTTATCTCGATAACACCTTCCTTTAGCATTTCTGCTATATCTGACTGCTTATAATATTCGCCCAAGACATCAAATATAGGTCTTGTCCACGGTGCCATCTTTTCATTCAAGTCACCTGGCAAAAATCCTAAATCTTCGTCTACGGACACGGCGGGTCTTGTAACAACTATCTTATCAATCACGCCTTCTTGGTAGAGCTTAATTCCGTGCTGAACAGCTAACATAGTTTTGCCCGTGCCTGCAGGCCCGATAGCAAATACAATGCTTTTTTGTTCGTCTTGGAGTTTTTGTATGTAAGTTTTCTGGTTCTCATTGCGAGGGTACAGGCTTACACGCTGCTTCTTCTGCGGAAGATATGGTTGAAAGTCAATTACTTTAACTTCTGATGTAAAGCGTTTTTTCACTCTTTTTGTCATCTAGTTGTGCTCCTACTCTTTTAAAAGCAGGACTTGTAGCGACCGCCTCGATAACTACAGAGGTCCTACACTATTATTTAATGAATCCCGCAAATAATTAACTGTTATGTTATTGTTTGCGCCTCGTTCGAACTGTGCTAAATACAGTAAGAAAGATTCTAGGAATTATCATGCACGATATATTAGATGTTATCAAGAACATAAAAGAACTATACGAAAGCAATAGCAACTTAGCGGTGCTAAAAGACTTCGAGCGTGTCCTTGACGAAATGGATGTTTATGTCTATGAAAACTGGGAAGACGGCGAATTAGCCTATGGCCCAGAAGTTAGCCGTCATTGGGTTAAAGCTGGCTTTATGTGGCCATATAGTAGCATGCCTGATCCAGTAGGTGCTAAACGCCTAGCAGATATCGGGTGTAATGTAAAGTATAAAACAACTCACTTAATAGCACCTAAGCCAATTAAGACACCTGAAGACCTTCGTCCAGGTACAAATAAAGGTAAACTAGAACATAATCCAATATGGATGGTTGAAATTACTATGCCTCGTAAATTAGTGTTTGATGTATACAAAGGTTATATGTCAAAACTAAGAGAAGAGATCAAAGGCAATTCTGAAGAATTAAAAACAACAACCCCAGCACCTATGGATGCAGCTTCAGCAGGTGCTCCGGCAGCACCGGGTGGCGCAACAGCTGCACCAGCAGCACCTGCGGCGCCAGCGGCTTAAGGACAGAATATGAGTCTTAGAGAAAACGATTTAGAAAATTTAGTAAAACATATTTTTGAAATTGACAGTTACAAAAGTAAACTAGGAGATGACGAAAATATTGTTGTACTAAGTTTCACTGTTGATTCAAAAGAGCCCGCTCTCGATCTTGAAAACTTCCTAGAGATGGGGTATTCTTTTGTTATTGACGCAGATGTAACTGAAGGTGAAACAGACGAAGGTGTCTACAAAGTGTTTGTTGAGATGGAGCGAAATAGATATGTTCCTGAGCAAATTGCAGAAATCATCGAAGGTATTAAAAAGCTAACAGGATTAGAAGACATACGATTTAGATATCACAAGAGCTTTAAGAGCTTCGAAGCAACTAAAGATAACTTAACTAACCTTGTTCCGCTTGACCGTGATTCATACAACATTGCTATTGAACAAAATCATCTTAATAACTTTAACAACTTTTTCCAAAACAGCTTTGCAGATAATATCGAGGTAGTTGACGAGTCAATTACTTTCCACAGAATATGGAAGGATCCTATTTCTTTTAATATTATTAATAGCGGGCCAAAACAAGATATGTACCAGCAAGTTGATGGTCCTATCTTATTAGAAGGTAAGGATATGGCTGAAGTTATGTTCTTAACTAAGTTTATTGGAAACTATAACATTACAAAAATTAAAGATACCTTGATTTTTGAAAACAGCAATTGGGCTGTATTACTGGAGAAAAAATAATGAGCGGATTTGAATTTGAATTTACACAGGCAAAGTTTGAAGCAATTATAGGAAAAAATCCTTATGCTGATCATTGGTTTGAAGCATTGTGTGAAATTCTTCCTGACTATGATATTAACACAGTTCCTCGTGTCGCAGCTTTCTTAGCACAGACAGCTCACGAGTCAGGTGGCTATAAAGCAATCAAAGAAAACTTAAACTACAAAGCAGAAAGCCTTTGCCGTGTATGGCCAAGATACTTTCCTAACATTGATGTTGCTCGTCAATACGCACAACAACCAGAGCGTATTGCCAACAGAGCCTACGCTAATCGTATGGGTAACGGCCCAGAAGAGTCAGGCGATGGTTGGAAATTTTGTGGAAGAGGACTTATTCAATTGACTGGTAAAGACAACTATTCACGCTATGCTGAAAGTTTACAAATTAGTCTAGACGAAGCAAGCGAGCATTTAACAACATTTGAAGGTTGTGTGCAATCAGCTGCTTGGTTCTGGGAAGCTAACAACTTAAACCAATGGGCAGACAAGGGTGATATCCTTACATTAACAAAACGCATTAACGGCGGAACATTAGGCTTAGAAGACCGTACTAAGCATTACAATCACGCCATTCATGTGTTGCAAGGTTAATTAACCATGTGGCAATTTCAGTGGGCACTCAGTTTAATTCCAGATAGTATGCTATACTGGATCTACTGGGTTATCCTAGTAAGCGGTGCTGTGCTGTATCTTGCAAGTAAATTCTTAAAATATCCACCATTTAAATGGATGCCTATGGTCGGCCAGTATCCATTACTTGCAGAATGGCTTGGTGTTATTTTAATGGTCGGTGGTGTATTCCTCTACGGCGGTTATGCTACTGAAGTGTCCTGGCGTGATCGCGTACATAAACTAGAAGAAAAGATTGCTGTTGCTGAAAGAGAAAGCGAAGAACTTAACAAACAACTAAGCGATACTCGTAAACAAAAGCAAAAAGTTCGTGTTGAGTATTACAATACTGTTAAAACTGAAATTAAAGAAGTTGAAAAGCAAATTAATGCTGACTGTCGTTTAGATCCTAAAGTTAACGAATTAATTAACAAGGCCGCTAAAAATCCGGAGGGTGCAAAATGAAAAAATTAGCACTGCTATTGCCGGCATTAATGCTTACAGGGTGTTTAACCACACCGCCTGTTATTCCTAAATTCCCCGATATTCCTAAGGAATTATTAGTAGCTTGTCCTGATTTAAAAACTATAGATCCAGCAAACGACAAACTTAGCACAGTAATTGAAACAGTTACTGACAACTATGCACAATACTACGACTGTAAGTCAAAAGTAGACGACTGGGCTACTTGGTATAAAGGGCAACAGAAGATTTGGGATAGTATCAAATAAATACTACTATTAAAGCCAACAAGGAGCGAAAACCATGGCAGACGAAGTTAAAAGCGCAAGCGAGCAGAAAAAAGAAGATTGGATGAATGCTAAATGGCGTCCAATGATGGGTTGGATGTATATGTTAGTATGTACTATGGACATGGTAATATTTCCGATCCTATGGAGTTTATTACAAACAATGACCCATACACAGATTACACAATGGCAACCATTAACACTGCAAGGTGCTGGATTGTTCCATATCGCAATGGGTGCTGTGTTAGGTATTGCGGCATTTGGTCGCACACAAGAGAAGTTAGGAGGAGCCAACAATGGCGGACTACAATCATCAGCACCGAGCGGGTTTACAGCACCTAGCACACCTTCAGCAGGATTTGGTGCAACGAGTGGGGGCTTCGGTTCTCCAGCACCAGCACCAGCCGCAAGTGGCTTTGGCGGAGGCGGGTTTGGAGGCGTACCTACAGCGCCAGCAGCAGGAGGCTTTAGTGGCAGTACAGGCTTTGGAGCAACAGCGACTCCAGCCGTAACAGCAAGTGGTAAAAAAATCGTTCCAGATTTTGATCAACCAGCAATTTAAAGGAAACTAAAATGAAATTAATTCTAGCATTAGTAGCAAGTTTAGCATTAGCCGGTACAGCATACGCTGGTGGTGAAATGAAAGAAGTTTGCAAAGACAAAACTGATAAAGCCGGTAAAGTAGTTAACGGCAAAGACGGCAAGCCTGTACAAGAGTGTAAGAAGATCAAAGTACATAAAAAAGTAGAAGGTGAAGCAGTTCCAGAGCCAGCTAAAAAGAAATAATTTTTAGCTCTTGACAGGTCCAATTAAATAGTGTATATTACATTATTATTGGACCTATTTTTACGACTATGACTGATTACTATCAAACATTAGGTGTTAGCCCGCAAGCTGGCCCTGACGAAATTAAAAAGGCTTATCGCAAGCTGGCCAATAAACACCACCCTGATAAAGGTGGCGACCAAGCTAAATTTAAAGACATTAGTGTAGCATATGATACTCTAAGTGATTCTAATAAACGAGCCGAATATGATATGCAACGCCAAGGCGGTGGCCCTAGAGAATTTAGATTCCATACAGGCGGCCCGGGCTTTCAAGACATGAACGATATGTTCAGCGCACACTTTGGAGGACCGTTTGGCAATGGAAATCCGTTTGGTGATATATTTGGCAGACATATAAGACGCAATCGCGATTTAAACATTCAGTGCCAAATCACCTTGCTTGATTCTTACATAGGTAAACAACTAGAAGCAAATTACAAATTGCCTAGCGGTAAGAGCCAGACTGTAGCAATTAATGTCCCCCCTGGTGTTAGCCACGGTGAAACTATTCGTTATACTGGACTAGGCGATGATACAATGCCAAATGCGCCTCGTGGTAATTTAAATGTTACTATCGTTATTCTTCCTGATCCAAACTATAAGAGAATCGATGACGACTTATATACTGAGATTGTTATTAATCCAATTGAGGCAATGATCGGTTGTAAGAAGAAAGTTAAGTTAATTACTGGACAAGAAATGGACTTGGATATCCGGGGTGGAGTGATGCCCGGAAGAGAATACGCAAGTGCTGGGCAAGGATTTACAAATCCACATAACGGACTTAAAGGTAGATTTGTTACCGTAATTCAAATTGAATCGCCAAATATTACTGATCCGGAACTGGTTAAGAAATTAAAAGAAATAAATGACTTGATTAAGTCTTGACATTTGTAAAGTTTAGTTATAAAATAACACATCACCAATATAAGGAAGCCTAATGGTTGAACCAAGCGACAATTTACAATCAGTTTTTGAAAAAGCAATTGATACTGCTAAAAAACTACACCATGAATACTTAACCATCGAGCATTTGTTATTTGCTATGCTTCTTGACGAGTCATTTACAAAATGCGTTCAAGGATACGGTGCTAACGCTGATGACTTAAAAAAACATGTTGCTGACTACTTACAACACAAGTGTTCCGAAATTACAACACAAGAAGTAGTAGTTAAGCCAAAGAAAACACAATCAGTCGAGCGTGTACTTAATCGTGCATTTACACAAGTACTATTCAATGGTCGTCAACGCATTGAACCTACAGATGTGTTCCTTGCTATGATGGGCGAGAAGCGTAGCTGGGCACACTTTTATATTGCACAAGCAGAAATTGATAAAGAGAAATTTGCTGATTACCTTAACAACAACATGGACGAAGCGGGCGACGATGAACCGCAAGACAGTAATTCTAGCAAAGCACTAAACGCATTTACGACAAACCTTAACGATCAAGTTAAGAAGAATAAAATTGACCCAGTGATTGGTCGTATAGATGAGCTAGAAAACATTGCATTGTCAATGGGGCGCAGAAGCAAGAACAATGTGATCTTAGTAGGCGATCCGGGTGTTGGTAAGACTGCGATTGCAGAAGGTCTTGCCTACAACATTGTTAAAGGTGCGGTTCCAGACTTCTTAAAAGACTACACAGTTTATAACCTAGATATTAGTGCTATGTTAGCTGGCAGTAAGTATCGCGGAGACTTTGAAGAACGCTTTAAACTTGTTATTAAAGCACTTCAGAAGAAAGGCAAAACTGTCTTGTTTATTGACGAAGCGCATATGATCTCTGGTGCAGGTACCGCTAGCAATTCAGCTAACGACCTTGCTAACATGATGAAGCCTGCACTAAGCAAAGGCAACATTAAAGTTGTAGCGTCAACTACCTGGGAAGAATATCGCAAGCACTTTGAGAAGGATCGTGCATTGATGCGTCGATTCCAACGCATTACTGTTGACGAGCCAACTACAGAAGTTACTCTTCAGATCCTTAAAGGTATTAAGAAATACTATGAAGGTCATCACAATGTAAAAATTAAAGATGACGCACTACAGGCGGCTATTAAATTATCTGTCAAATATCAAACAGACAAGAAGTTGCCGGATAAGGCTATTGACTTGATTGACTTAGCTTGCTCACGCTTTAACTTAAAACTTGCAGACGAGCGTGTGGTTGGAGAAGGCGAGATCCAGTTTGAACTTGCTAAGATGATTAACTTGCCTGAAGAGCAGGTTGCAGAAACAGAAAGCAATAACCTTGCAACTCTACAAACAAAACTTCAAGACGAAGTATACGGACAAGATCTTGCTGTACAAGAAGTGGTAGACAAGATTATTGTTGCACAAGCTGGTTTGAAATCTGAAAATAAACCCATTGGATCATTTGTATTCATGGGCCCAACTGGTTGCGGTAAGACCGAAACTGCTAAGTCTCTTGCTAAGAACTTAGGTGTTAAGCTACTACGCTTTGACATGTCAGAATACCAAGAGAAGCATAGCATCTCTAAGCTAATCGGTAGCCCTCCAGGTTATGTTGGTTTTGAAGAAAATGCAGGCTTGTTGATTACACAGATTCAAGAAAATCCAAACGCTGTTCTGTTGTTTGACGAGGTTGAAAAATCACATCCTGATGTGTCGACTGTACTGTTGCAGATGATGGATAATGGTTTTGTAACAGGGTCTAATGGTAAGAAAGCAGATTGCCGTAATTTGATTCTTATCCTTACTACTAATGCTGGCGCAGCTGACGCTGATAAAAATGCCATTGGCTTTGGTAGTCAACAAAAACAATATAGCGACAAAGAACTTAATAAATTCTTTACCCCAGAGTTCCGTAACCGCTTAGATGGTATCATTACCTTTAACAAGCTAGGTAAAGAAACAATGATTAAGGTTGTTATGAAGTTTATTGACGAGCTTAAAGAGCAAGTTAAAGAAAAAGCTATCCGTATTAAAATTGATAAGGATGCTATTAACTGGCTTATTGACAAAGGCTTTGATGCTAAGATGGGCGCCCGTCCTCTACAACGAGTCATCGATAAAGAAATTAAGCGAGATCTTGCTCGTATGATGTTATTTGGTGACTTGAAGAACGGTGGTTGGTTAACTATTACTGTAGTTGATGACAAGATTTCATTAATTTCAAAACCAAAGGCTCCAAAAGTTCCGCTACTTGCAATTGAAAGCATAACTGAAGATGCTCACCAAGACAACGACTAAGTTATTTAGAGGCGTATATCAGTACAAGGTTGTACTGTTATGCGCCGGTGCGTCTATGTTTCGATCAGGTGATTTTGAATCAACTCTTAATCAACTTAAAAAAATTGATATTACAGAAAAAGATCCATTGTCACCTTATAGACTACACCGGACTTCTATTAAAAGTAAAGATGATCTTGATTATGCTTTTAAGTTGCAAAACAAGTTATCGTCATTAACTGACATAGATGTTCGTGTTGAAAGCCCTTGGATTTCTATCTATACAAACACCAAGACAAATGTTGATGATTTAATCAAGCTAGATCAAGATAAGGTAAAGTATATAAGCGTTCCTCCTGCAAATACAACGCTAGATGTGGGAGTAATTATTATGCCCAAGACTGACTTTGACTACAGAGTTACCCTTGGAAAAACTACTGAAGAGCATAGTACATTTGTTAATTGGGCTGAAGCTAGTACAAAAATCAAGTTGACAAAAAGCTGTAAAAAGGACCTATTGAAGAATAGAACCTGGGGCGGTACGCACTTTTACATCACTGGAGAGAAGAATTTGCTCATGGCAAAGATGCATCTCGGTGGCTCTATATCTAAAATAGAGCGCATTGTAAAAGCAATAAATACTTGATGACCGTAATTAGTACACATTTATTAACAGCACAATTTTACCCACATATTAACCCTAGCTTAGGGCTTACTCGCCCGCCTGTAACTACAGTTGGACCTGCTCGTCGTGGTGCTGGATTCTATGGCGGTGGTGCTGGGCACCACACTATACAATATTCTGTAACTAATTTTATAGGGTCAATCGATATACAAGCTACTGTGTGTTTAGAACCCACAGAAGCTGACTGGTTTACAGTTAAAACTTATGACTTCCCAAACAGATCGTTCGATAGAGATACTGATATTGCTACTGGGGTTGATAATTTTATAGGAAAATATACATTTATTAGGGCTAGCATAACATACACCTTCGGTTCTGTAGGCGTTATACAACTAGCACACCAGTAAGCTATACTGATAAATATACTAAAAATAGGATCTGATATGAAAATTAGGGAACTTTTTGAAAACTTTTCACCAAAGCTCAAAGAAGAAGATAAAGAAGAACAGTCAACATTTGATATTTGTGAAGACCTAATCTATTATATGCACAACAACGATGATTTCTATCGTCGTCACTATTATCCTCACCTAATTAAATGCAAAAATGCTATTAAAAAAGGACAACGAGTAACAGCAGAATCGTTCGCTCCTGTAGTAAAACACGCATACGAATGTTACATCGCAGAATTTAATGACATGCTTTTACCTGAAAGTTTAGAGCAAGAAGACTTTAGTAAAGTATGCGAAAAGATTAAAGAAGACGAAGTTGAAAACATCAAGAAAAAGATGTACTAAGGATCTAGCGTGTTACTAAGAGAACTATTCTTTCGTGAAGCAAGTGCTCCTACTGATGACAGTATGGAAAAATACGGACGAGCGTTCAATCATCCAGAGCATTTAGTTTTCTTTAAAGGCTCTGCAGGTACAATGGAAGCACTTCAGCATTTTAAAGAAATAGCTGATGAGAAAGAAGGTAAGACTACTATTCGTCGTAAGTGGGATGGTAACCCTCAAGTATACTGGGGTAGAGAAGCAGCAGGTGGTCCTTTAATATTAGCAGGACATAATCAATGGAGTAGAGGAGTTAAGGCAACTAGTCCTCACGAAGTCTATGACTTTATTGCCAATCAAAGCGGTAAAGCAACAACACCTGAGCAAGTAAAGCAAAGACAAGACTTTGCTACAAACTTTGCAAATTTATATCCGTTGTTCGATGCGGCCACTCCTAAAGATTTTGTAGGCTTTGTATATGCTGATAACTTGTTCGGCGTTGAACCGGGTAATCCTAAAAAATTAGAAAAGCCTACACAAGCATATCCTGCAGGTATATGGACATTCTGTCCTAATCCTAAATCAAATACTTGTTACCATGTTGATGCTGCAAGCGAACTAGGTCAACGCATTGGTAAGGCACAGGTTATGGTAGTCGGTCATGGCGAGTTTGATTCTTTTGGTGCTCCTGATAAAGCACAACGACCAGTTGACGACTTTGAAATGTTTAATAGTACTCCAGGACTAATTGTTCAAGGTCCTATATATGTTGACACAGCACCTGAATTTGAAACTCCTGCTATTGATCAAATGATTGAATATACTAATACAAATGGTGCAATCATTGACGGATTCTTAGCTAGCCTGCCAGATCCAGATAAGAATGGAATCTTTTATCCGTTCTTTAATCATATGAGTAACTTACACGCTAGTGGCAAACAAGACTTTAACACAATATCTGGAAAAACATTTATCGACTGGATGATTGAAAAGGGTGTAAGTCAAAAGAAGCAACAACATATTATTGCTATGACTCAAGAACATCCAGGTGGCCTTGATGCAATATTCCACTTGATTAAAGGTATTAGAAATATGAAAGATCAGGTTGATGCCGCAATTAAACAACAGCCTAGAAAAGAGATTTGGGATACTAACGGTGAAGGGCATGTCCGTTATGCACAGAAGAATCACAAATACGGAAATATTAAAATAGTGCCAACAACATGGGCACCTGGGGCAGGGCGAGTATGAAACTAAGAGAATTATTTGAAAATGCAGAGCATGGGCCATCTATTGGCGTATGTTATGGCCGTTGGAATCCTCCACATAAAGGTCATAAGGCTGCATGGGAAACTGCCGCACAGTTTGATACATTCTACATTGGCACAAATCAAAACACTCAAGGTCCAAACGACCCGTTACCATACGATGTAAAATTAGTAGCTATGGAAACTGTTTGGCCCGAAGTTGCAGGACATGTAATTCCAGAGCAAAACTTGTTTACACTAGCAACACGCATTTCACAAAAGCACGGTCATCATGCTCATTTAAAAGTGTGTACAGACGAAGCATGGTTAACATCTAGCTTAGAAAAATATAATGGGATCGAAGGGCCGCATGGATTTTATAAATTTGCAAGTATCAGCCATGAACCGACACCTAGATTAAGTTCAGCAACAGCACTAAGAGCTGCTGTCCGCCAAGGCGACAGAGAATTGTTTAGTGCGGCGGCAGGTGTAAGCGCAGATACTCCTATTAAGGTAGGCAAGCGTAGTGTTAAGTTTTTTGACCTAGTAGCAAGATACCTTAAAGAATATCCAGAAAAAGTTAAGAAATGAAACAGTACAGAGTCACTAGCGAACATTTAAATTTAGATAGTCAAGACGATTGCTATCTAGATCCTAGCGACCCTATTAATGAAATAAAAGTTTTACAATACCTTGGTGGTATAAACGGTCAAGGTCGTTTACATGAATACCGTGTAAATCAAGGTAGTAACATTAGTGTTACAGGTAATGATAAAGGACGCATACAACGCGAACAAAATATCAAACCTGGAACACCAGAGTGGTTTAGACTATGGTTTAGTTTACCATACATGACTGGCGAAAAGCCTACAGGAAAATAATATGAAAATTACAGACTTACTAACTGAAAGTCAGCTATCAGAGATTTCTCTAGGCGACTATACTAGAAAAGCAAAATTAGATCAAGCTAGTCGTGCTATGAGCAAAGCATTTGGTCACGATCAAAGCGACGAAACAAAAGCAAAGCATTCACATAAAATTGACCGCCGTGAGATTGGATTAGGTCGTGCTAAGGCACGCTCTGATAAATGGGCGGCAGACAGAGAAGCAAAAGCAAAAGCAGATCACGAGCAATCAGTTCGCGACAAATATGCTGGAGTAGATCTCGATGCTGAAATTGCTAAATTAAAGCCTGCAATGGACAAAGCATACAACGATTACCAATACGGTGCCCGTAATACTTGGAGCCAAGGCCGTGATGATTATCACAGCTTACAAGGCAAAGTTCGTGACTTAGAAAACGCTAAGAAGATCCTAGGTGGAATGAATGAAACAGCTACAGCTGGCGCAACAAGTGCTGCTAGCATTGGTACTGTTGATGCACCGCACATCAGCCCAGGTAAGGCCCGTGGCAAGAAAAGCTACATCGGAAGCCCAGGCAAATCAGGTACTAAGGCGCCTCCACAGCCTAAACCAAAGGCACAAAAGCCTACAGATAACGCATTAGATATGAAAGGCACAAGCATTTTTGGTGGCCCAACTATCAAAAGACGCTAAATATATAGAATAACGGAGTTTACCATGCACGACGAAATGCAACCTTTAGAACCTCAAGAACCAACAAATATGCCTAGCCCAGAAACAGATCACGAAGGCGCTATGGCCAAAGCTGACTTATACAAGTTAGCAAAATATTCTATGAAATTATTCAAGGATATGCAAGATGATACACAATTAGAATCTTGGGTACAAGCTAAAATTACCAAAGCTGCTGACTATATTGCCAGCGTATATCACTATTTAGAATATGAAATGAAGTTCACAGAATACGGACATCATTTAGACAATAGCGATACATTAAGCGAAAGCCAAAAAGCTGTGCTTAAGAACAAGCTAATGGAAGCTAAAAAGCAAGTTGCAAACTTTAAAAAGCAACAAGCTGAAAAGTTAAAAGATAAAAAGGTTGAAGAAGGTTTCGATGAGAAATCTAAAGAAGGTGATTCATTCAAAACTCGTACAGGTGTAGCAACTAAAACTGCAACAGGTGTTAAGCATATTAATACTAGCCACAGCGATGAAGAACACGCTGAGCCAGCAAGCAAAGTTAAAAGCCGTTCGGCCGCTGAGAAAGCAGGCGACAAGGCTGCTGACAAAGCTGCTGAGAAAGAAAGCAAAGCATACGAAAAGAAACATCCTGGTACTGTAAGCCGTTATAAAGATGGTAAGAAAGTTAACGAGTCTGACAAAGGCGACATGGATAACGATGGTAAGGACGAGCCTGATACCGACGAGTACAAACAAAACAAAGATGTTGCTATTAAAAAAGCAATAGGCAAGAAAGTTAAAGAAGGTAACGACGGCAATTTAGCTAACAATGCCAAGCCATACGACAAAGTAACTAAGGGTGATGTTGTCGCTGGTCGTTTAGGTAAAGACGAAATGGGTGGCAAGAAAAAGAAAGTTAAAGAAGCTACTGATGAAAAGTGTGAAGAATGTGGAATGATCGAGGCTAAGTGCGAATGTTCTACAAATGAAAGCGCCAAACCAAGTGCGGGCATGTCTAAGAAAGCAAAGTCTTCTTTAGTTAAAAAAGCTAAAGCTGGTAAAGACATTGGTAAAGTAGGCAAGTCATTTGACAAAGTAGCCAAGGCTGCTGGTGGCGGGGAGAAAGGCGAGAAGATTGCCGCTGCCGCTATGTGGAAGAATGCTAAGAAGAAAGTTGCAGAAGGTGTAGTTGATGCAATCGGCGATGCACTAGGCATGGACACAGAAAACAACCTAGCAAAGAAAAGCCCACAACTACAAAAGTTAATTGCGCTCCGCAAAGATCCTAAGTATCAAAGCCCAGAAGCTAAAGCTGCTTTAGAGAAAAGAATTACTCAACAAAAAGATCGCGTTAGTTTAGACAAAGGTGAAGTAGTAGGTAAGGATGGCAAGCCTGTTGATGTACAAGAAATTCAAAGTGCTGTATATCCAAGCCGTAACGCACCTGCAACAGATGCACCAGCTACTGATGCGTCAGCTAACTATTCTCCAGAAAAGAAAGATGCTATTGCAAAAGCAAAGCATCAAATGGCAATCATGCCAAGTCGTGGAAAAGAGATGATGGACAAAGCAATGGCAATGCCGGAAGCTGTTAACGAATCAGCTGAACTAACACGAATCAAACATTTAACACAGATCCTTAAAGGATAAGTTTTATGGATATGAAGAAAATTCTACAGGCTATGGATGGCGTTTCTACAAAGCCTGTGGAAGGTGCTTCATCAATGTCTAAATTTTTACGCATTGTATCCGAGGCTGAATTAAATCAACCTGTTGCTGCTCCAGCTCAAGATCCTAAATATGTAGAGTACGCACAACTAATGGCAAAGTATGATATGCTTGCTAAAGAAATGCTACCCGATAATAGTGGTGTTGAAAAAGGCGCAAGTCCAGATGCTGTTGCTTCAATTAATGCTATTAAAGCAAAAGCTGCACAACTAGCAGGTGCTAATTTACAAGCATGGGAACAAGCAAGACAAAAAGAAAATGCTGATTCAATGGCGCAGGCAAACGCTAACCATTCAGCTATGGCTGCGCAATTAGAAACCACCGAGTCAACATTGCCACCAGAACAACTTGCTTATAATCAACTTAGAGCACAAATAGACGGTTACGATGCATTACATGATACTCCTGGTCAAAACACTTACTCAAGTGTGTCTCCAGAAGTAACTGCTAACATGGATAAGATGAGAGCAAAATTAGCTCAAATGGCTGCTGGATTAAAAGCTAAAGGTATTGATGCGGCGGCGGAGTATGATGCTCCAGATCCTGCTGTACCTGCGGCAGCGCCTGTTAATCTTAATCAGAAATATCAAGACGAATCAACAATAAACGAAGGTGCTAATCCACACAAAGTAGCACTTCCTGTTCAGATGGCAATGCAACACTATCAACAACCAGCAAAGAAAGCCGTTGTTAGAGATAGCGTTATTAAAAAGTATTTTGCAGAAGCAGAAGCAGAAGTACAACGACAGCAAGCTGAAAGAAAACAACTGATCCGTCAATACGCTAGTGTAGTGGCAGATCGCGTATTAGTCAAAGAAGGTCGTGTAGAAGAACGATCAGTGAGTCAAGCACAAGCTCGCACAATGGCAGCGGCTGCTCACAATCCAGAGTTTGCTAAGAAAGTTGGCATTAAAGGATCTGTTGCTAAAGAATTTAATAAAGCTGATACTGGCAAAAAACTAAACACACTACCAAAGCGTGTTAAAAAAGGTAAGCCAGTAAATGAAGCTCCAATTGATGCAACTGATGATCCTAATGATCCAGTTGTATACGGACACGAAAAAGCAAATCCTATGAGCTTAAAAGGTCGCATTATGCAAGCTCGTGCTCAGTTAAAAGAACTAGCACAAATGGCAGAGACTGATGATTTAGTTACATGGGAAAAGATTACTCGTTTGTCTAAAGGCGGAATGTTTATGGGTCTAGAACAAAACCTAGAACAAATTCGTCACGGGATAAATGAATTAGTCGTTAGACGCCGTAAAGGCGGAACCAATGCTCGAGGCATTGATAAAAATATAGGCGAATAATGCAGGATACTGAAATGACTGAATTAAAACAAGCAATGAAAATTACATTTGCTAGTACTTTTAGCTTTTATTTAAAAGCAGCAAACTACCATTGGAATGTAGAAGGACCATTGTTCCCACAACTACATGCACTATTTGACACAATTTATAGTGAAGTATATGGTTCTATTGATAGATTTGCAGAAGAGATTCGTGCTATTGGATCTTATACCCCTGCTAGCTTAGGAAGATTTCAAGACCTTTCAATCATTGAAGATGAAAGAGAAATTGTTCCTTACGAAACTATGATTGAAAATTTACTTGCCGACAACGCTAAGTTGATGGAAGCATTAAAACTTGCATATGATCTTGCTGAAAGAGAAGGCGCACATGGTCTAAGTAACTTTTTAGCAGAGCGCATGGACGCTCACCGTAAACACGGTTGGATGCTAAGAGCAACATCAAAACAATAAGTCGGAGAATAAAATGGATTTTAGAAGCCTAATTAGTAAATTAGACACACTTAATGAAGCTGTTACACAAAAGAGTATTGCAGCTGCGTTAGTTGGAAAAGAAAAAGACGAACAAGGTCGTGCTAAGATTTTACAGCAAATGGCCGAGAAAGAAGGACTACCTGGTTTATATGATCCAATATCAGGATACTTTGTTTCAGCAATGCCTGACACATCAAACTGGCCAGAACAAAAACCTCGTATTTCTGCAACAGCATCTAAAGCTGACGATGCTAAACTTGCTCCACTGGGACTAATTCCAGGTAATGCAAATACATCAACTTTCTTAGGAAAGGCATTTGGTCAATCAGGCGACCAATATGATGCAGACTTACGCAAAGCTAGCACACAGGCTGTAGCTAATCAAACATCTGCAGAAGCACAAGCAAGAATTCCAAAGTTAATTGCCAAGGGAAATGCTATACTTTTAAAACTAGTTACAGCATTTAAAGCAGAACAAGAAGCAAAGACAGCGGCACCTGCTGCACCAGCTACTGCAACTGCACCGGCCGCTGGAGCATCTGCACAAAAAACACCTGCTGCACCTGTTAAGAAAGAAAGTGCCGAATTACTTGCTAAGTCATTAATTGAAAGTTTTGGTTATCTTGCAGAAGACGATCAAGAAACTATGGATAAGATTATGAAGCGTCTAGCTGATTTAGATCCAGATGAAACCGCTCAAGGACATAAGGAACTAAGTCAAGCATATAGCGAATTCATGAACATGAAAAACAATCCTGCACCTGCGGCTCCTGCTGCTGATGCAGCTAAACCAGCTGATACTACAACACCTGCTGGTGGTGCAAGTGGACAGAAGAAAGGTTGGCCTGCTGGAACATTAGGTGTTGGAAGTGTTGGTCCAGAAGTAGAAGCACTACAGGGAAAGTTAGGTAT